AGATGACTTCGAGTTCCTCACGAACCGAGATGGTGCGGAGAAGAATGGAGTGGCCTAAGACCTCGATCGTCTTCGTTCTCGAGCCGTTGAGTAGATGGGTTTTGAGGAGAGACTCTTCACCTTCGGTGAAAGTGATCTTCTCTACCTCTTCGGGAGTGAGTTCGTCCGTCATTAGTTTCTCCTAACAGGAACCCCTCCCCTCGGGATGGTGGAAGGGGAGGGGTAAATTATGAAGTCGAAGTGTTAGTTAAGCCACTTCGCTCGGGTGTACATGACCGTGATGGACTTCGGGAGTTCCATCGTGTCGATTCGGATTTGCTCGGAGTCCTGGATATCTGTGATGGTGCATCCATAGTAGTTCTTGATGCGCTGTCCACCGCCGGGCTTCTTGATGATCTTCTGGCACGAGATGTTTCCGAGAGCCACCTGCGTCTTGAAGACGTCGAGAATATCGGAAGCCGACTCGAGGCCGGGAAGTTGCTGCCAAACGGACTCGTTCCAGAGCTCGAAGTTGGTCAACTGGAGGGTACCCGCCCCGATCGCTCTAGGAGTGAGGATCTCGACAGGGTATTCGGCATCGAGAGGCTGGATGGCTTTCGGGGTAGCAACCGGGCGAGGTGCGGTGTCCGAAATGACCTGAAGCCAAGCAAGACGCTGGCCTCTCCAGGTAAAGGCGGTCCATCCAGATCCGCCGACACGTACGTTAGAATCAGCCATTTAATTCTCCTTAGTTCTCGGTGGTCTCGAGGGATCCGGAAGTGATGTTGAGCGCGTAACGGACTACGACGTAGTTCATCGGGACGGAGGCTCTCCAAGCGAAGCGGACTTCGACGTGGTCGGGTTGAGACGGGGACTGGCGAACTTTGAGGTCGGTGTACGAGAGAATCGTACCAGCGTTGACGAGTCCTTGGAGAGCGGTGTCAACCGAAGCCTTGACGTTGGAGAGCGTCAGGGAGTCGATAAGCGAACCGATGATGCCATCGTTGTCCAGGGTGTCACGGACGGCAGAGACCATGGCGTCTCTCTGGCCTACGATAGACCATTCACGAGTGGTAAGCGAGGACGGGTCGGTCGTCACACCGTGACGTACTCTAATAGACCCGTTGGCCGCTTGCTCGAGAGTCGTGACACCGGATTGGGTTTCGAGGTCTCTAACGGCGGGTGCTTCCTGGCGAGGAATGGACTGGAACCCCACGATCGACTTACGAGTGAGAGGAATGGCCGGGCCGAGACTTGAAGCCAAACCGGCAAGTGCCGCGGCAACGTACTGGCCGCCAACCGTGACGGTGTTGTTAGCCGTAGAGACATAGAGGGAAATAGTCGAAGGCGAGACTAGAAGAACTCTAGCGTTTCGAATCGACTCCGCCTCTGACTTGCGAGTTTCAGAGGTGACTGTAGTGTACGTTCCGTCCAGGCCGAGAATCGCTCGTCTTTCCGCTCCGTTGGCGGAGTTTTTAGTGACGTGGGCAGAGACCTGAGCCTTAATGGAGGAGGCACTGGTTACCGGTACGATGATCGAGACTCTCTCACCGGAGACCTTCGCGAGTGCTTCCTCGAAGTCGGACGACTTAACAGCGTCGCCGGTCTTCTTGACAGCTACTGCGAGGATGGAGGATGCTCCATTCACGAACGCGAGTTGGCCAGCAAGGGTGAGAGGAGAGTTGACCTCTCCCGTAGCCTTAAAAGCGGGACCGAAACGCTCCGCCAGGTCCTCGGTCGCCGTGAAGATGGTGGCGTCGTAGTAGTTGTCCGGGACGGAGAGGAAAGTCACCTTCAAGTCCGTGTCGTTCGGAATCTTGGCGGCAACCGGCTTGATCTTCGTCTCTTTACCGGTTTGCTCGATGTTGTAGTCGGTCGTAAGAGTGTAGACTTCACCCGTGGCCTCTTTGAAGACCTTGATCGACTCCTTGACGATGTTCGCCGTAGAGAGTGTCACAGTTGCGGAAGCACGAGCTCTTTCAACTCCGGAGATACCTCCCTGAGTCTCACCGAGGAGAGCAATCGTTCTCGAAGAAGTCGTGAGGGCTCCGATAATCGGCCCCTCAATCTCTTGTACTAGAATACCGGGTACGGTGTAGTCGGGCATACCCTCTCCTTTCTTTCTACTCTTTCGTAGTTTGCCAGGAGGGAAATTATACCCACGCCTGGTCCTTGATTTCTGGAATGACTTCCACCGACTTCAACGGGACAAGCTCGCCGGTCTTGATGTTCGAAGCGAACTCGCCTTGAATGTTGAGAGAGTAAGAGTCCTCATATACGATCTTGTTCGGATCCCAAGGAGTCCCAATAGTCTCCGATTGGCCTCCAGGCGTGAGGAGGGCTTCCTGGGGCGTGATGTTGATGTAGTCGTTGTTCGAGAGTTCGGATTGAAACCCTCCACCCGTCTCGGACTCTCGGCCAAAGAGGAAAGTGTGGATTAGGGCTCCAGCGATTTGGTCTCGGTCCTTCGAGGAGAGAGCGAGGATTGAAAAGGACATTCTCCCTTTAAAAGACCCGAGTTGAAACTCTCTCGAAGTGCCTTCCTCCACGAAAGTGGGGTCAAGCGAGAGTCTTTGCAACTGCGAGAAGGAGAATCTCACCCAAACGCCTGGGTATTGCGTCTCCCTCTCCGGATACTCCATACTAATCTGGTTTTTGAGCATCGCTAAGGCGTCTTGAGGGCCCAAGTAGTTCGAGTTTAGACCTTTACGGAGAGCGGTGACCCCGGCTCTCTTCACGGCCTCCAAAACGCTATAGGTACTATAGTTTTTGACCGTCATTACACAACCTCACCGTCTTTCGAGAGTAGGAATTGGGCCGCTTCCTTCTGGATTTCAGGCCAAAACTCCAGGATAGCGTCCCTGAGTGAACTTCTAAGAAGATAGGTAGGCTTGATTCCCGGATGATGCCACTTTCTCTCCCGGAAAACACGCACCCCACCAGGCAACGTCACCCATCCGGGTTGGCCTACACCCTTGACTCTCCTAGGACCCTGGGGTAGAGGCACCACTTTTCCTTCAAGAGAAGTCATATCGAAGGGTCTCGTACCGTATTCCTGGTAGAGGTAGTGTCTTGGAACGCGTAGAGAGGCCGCTCCTAGTTCTCCGACCGGAACAATCTTGTGTCCCGTAGTCCATTTTCTCCTAGAAGTCGCCTCCCAAGCCCTTGAAGCCGCTTCATCGGCGATTTTCTGGGAGAGTCCCTTAGAAACCTTGAAGACTCTCATACGAATGCTCCTCAAAAACAGGCGTAGTGGTAAGTTTCTCAGTGAGTCTAACGGGAGTCGAAGGCCTAAAGGAGGGTTCTTTGTTTTGCTCCCAAGGCTCGAGGAGAAGTTTGTAGATCGGATGAGTGTTTGTGAGGCGATTCACCGACCCTTTTTGCTGGATGATGTCTACGGAGTAGTCGCCTCGCCTCATTCCATCCCTGAGAGTCGTCTTAGACACTCGGCTAATCGTGAAAGCTTCAACCGGAGAAGTAGGCACGTCACCCCTCCAGGAGTCGACTCGGAGAATGAAGTCGTTTTGGGTCACCTCAACGAGTCCATCCATGACCACTGTGGACTCGACGGGGAGAAACTCGCCTTGCTTCGTGATTTTCTCGTCATTGTTGTTGTCGGAGAAGATCACATAGGTGAGAGTCGCTTGAATGACCGCGGGATCTAACCCTGTACCAAAGCAATAAGGGCACTCGGTTGAGTAGGAGGCCTGCAGGTAGACCGGGTCAAAACACGAGGGGCACCGGTTCTCAAACGAGTCTTGAGCCGCCGAGTGACCCATATGAATAACGAAAGCGGGTTCACCCTGGGTTTTGAGTGCGTCGATGACTTGCTTTTGAAGCTTAGACACACTGTGATAGCGCGGAAGACGAACAAGAGTCATTCTACCTCACTAACGCCATAGGAGAAGCCGGGTACCATCTACCCGCTCGAACCGCTCCGACATAAGCACCCGACCTAAACGAAGAGCCACTCCCGTAAATGCCACCCGATACGAGGAGAGCTCCACGTCCGAGTTTCATGAGACTCTTCTTAAAGGTGGCGAGCATATCATTGTAGGACTTCTCTTCGTCTCTTAGAACGCCTTGCCATCTCGTCATGTAGTCTCGACGGTCAGCGTACGTTACGCCCCCACCCGAGATTTGGGGTTGCTCCACGTAGGTTCTAACGAAGTGCCTCAAAGTCTCGAGGTAGAGCGCTTGAGTGAGAAGCCCGTAGTGCTCTTCAGGGAAAGGAGTTCCACCGGCAACGGAGAAGTGGGTCACCGGTTGGCGGGTGGAGTTGATCTTGTCTACCGAGATTTGCAGGAGTTGGGCAAGCCTCTCATAGGAGAAGTGGGTTTGAAACTCCTCGTAGAAGGAAGGGACGCCTCCACTCGTGTTATCCATGAGGTCACCGAAGAGGTAGGTTACTCGAGCCACAATGCTCTTTTCGCCTTCGGTGAGGGACTGGTAGAGAGGCATGTACTCGAGAATCTCGAAGTACTCCTTGAACTTTACCTGGTGCCCTTTGATGGTGTAAGTCCAGGTGACTCGGAGAAGTCCAATCTCTTGAACCGCTTCAAGAGGAATGGTGGAGGAGTAGACGCCCTCCTCTTCACGGACTACCTCCGGAGAAGGGAGGGAGGTCTCGTAGTTGGTTTTGTCGGCTAAATTGCCCTCGAAGTCTACAGTGACTACGGGAAGAGAATCGGGGTCGCATAACGCCCCGGTGGGTCCAAGGATTCGAAGACCGATAGGAGACTCGAGATAGCGTGAGATTTGACGTCTAATAACGCTTTGGGTTTGGAAGATATTAGACGATACTACTTCTTCATCCATTCGAGTCTCCTATCGAGTGTCTTAGTAATCGGTTCTCTTGTGTTGTACGACGAAGAGTTCGGTGGTGAGAACCGGCTTGGCCACCTCGTGTCTAACCTCGGTTACCTTGGTCTCTTCGGCTTTGGGTTCTTCGACCTTGACCTCTTCGGCTTTAGGCTCAACCTTAGCCTTAGGCTCTTCTTTGGTCTCCTCAACAGGAGTCTCGACTACCTCTTCGATAGGAGTCTCAAGGTCGAGGGTCTCTTCCTTCTTAGCCTTAGGCATTGTCTTCACCCATTTCAAAGTCGATGCCTACGTCGCCGAGCGTCTCCTTGATCGTGAAGTCGTTCGAGCCAGGAGTCGCTTCTAGAACCTCGTCCGGAGAGAGGACTCCAGGGTGGACATACGTTTCCTTATCCACAACTTCATACGCCCATTTGGGGTCGGAGGAAACCGTCACATCCCCTCGACGCCAAAGTTTCTGGAAGCCAGGGGCCTTAGCGATCTCGATGGGGAGAACTTGAGTGTTCTCGTCCGAGTGACACGGGCCTACTTCGAGGGAGACCTCATCACGGGAAGTGTGGATGAGTTTCGCAGTTAGATTGTTTCTAACGTAGAGAACTTCATCGACGACGTAGGGGAGATCCTCAGGAGAGAGGATTCCTTTCTTGAGCTTCTTGGTTGCCATCCCTATTCCTTCTTGACATATAGCAAAGGATGGAGAAGAGATGATCCCCTTCTCCATCCTTTACGTTGAATCAGGCCTTGGAAATCTTGACCAGGCCACGCGGATTGAGGACGGCCATACCGACCAGCTCGTCCATAACCCAACCGTAGTGGAAGCGAGGAGCGTTGTTGTCCTCTTCCACATCCAGCGAGTACATAACCGGGAAGACACCCAGGAACTCGGGAGCCGGGGTCATGTAGGCCGTGTTCGGAGGAATGATCACCGAGCGGCCGATCTGGAACTCACCGAACTCCTGGACCTTCTCGCCGGCGACGACCTTGTCCTTGAAGGCCCAACCCGTGGTGTTGATGTCCCAACGGTACAGGTCGCGGTAGAGCTTGGTCGAGAAGAGAATTCTCTTCGCTTCCAGCTCGTTGCCTTCGATGTTCGCCACGGCATCGTAGAAGACGTTCGGGGTCAGGTGATCGCCCGAGAACGTGACGTTGTTGACGAAAGCCTCACCCGTCTGGGTCATGGGGTTCTTCGCCAGGTAGGACTTCATCGAAGCCTCGAACAGGGTCACGAGGCGGGAGTCTTCCTGCTTCATGATGGCCTGCTTGGCCTCGTCCTGGGCGTACTCCATCGCGTTGGTGCGGAGGTAGTACACGTCTTCCTTCTTGATCTGCGGGAAGGCCGCGATGCGGAAGAGGGTCACGGGGAGACGCTTGCCCTCGAACGGGGTGATCTTGACTTCACCCTCGTTGCCGTGAAGCATGTAGGCCTGACCACGATCGTCCATGACGTCGTACTCGATCGGGACACCCGGGGTCAGGGCATCCTCAACCAGAACGTTACGCAGGAGGCCCTGGTAACGGAGCTTGAGCTGGATCGGGCCAATCATGGACTGTGCCAGCTTGTGGCGACCCAGGCTCGAGTTCAGGTTCATAGAAGCGAGTCTCTCACGCTTCTGGGCGGTGGACAGCTTGTCGGAGCCGAGCTTACGCTGGGCGGCCAGGATCTCGCGGACGTAAGCGTCCGAAGCCTTAGCCTTACGCTGCATGGAGTTAGTCATTCTTCTTCTCCTATCAGGCGGCGGTCTGGTCGAGGGTGACGATGATCTTGTTGCCCGCTACCTCAATGAGGCGGCCGGCGATCTTGTCGGAGACCTTGTTGGCAGTCACTGCCTCGTTGGTCAGCTTGCCGGGGCCATCGGCGTGGCCGGGAAGCGTGACGCGGAGAACAACGGGGCCGGAGGTCTCATCCGGGGTCTTCCAGGTGACGCCGGTCGTGGCATAAGCCGGGGCGAGAACCTCAAAAACGGACTGGTTGTCACCAACCCAGGTGGCGAACAGGTTCGAGCCGGAAGAACGAACCTCGTCAACACCCATCTTGGGGGCAACGAACAGGGCCGAGAGGCCGAGAGGGGCGTGCTTCGTGGCGGTGGTGCCGGTACCGAAGAGGGTAACGTTGTCACCAGCGGTACGAGTAACGACCATACCGGGGAGGATGTCGACGGAACGGTCCCACTTGGGGTCCAGGTAGGTCGCCATCGGGGTGGCCTGAGTGTCGGCGTAGACCGGACGGATCGTCCGCTTCAGGTCTACGTTGTCCAGAGTAACCTTGAACATTCTTTCTCCTTACAGAAGAATCAGGGCGTCGGAGTCAACGCCACGCTTGGAAGAGGTGCGAGTGGGGTTCAGGCGAGGAACCTCACGGGCCGCAACACGGCGAGGAGTCGTGTTGGTCACTCTACCAGCGGAACGGGCCTGAGGAGCCTTCTTCTGCTTGCGGTAGAGCTGGAAGGCGGCGGCGTGGATGGCGGCCGTCTTACGGAGAGGCATCTTCTCGAGCTTGGCGGCTCTCTTGAAGACATCCTGGGAGGCGAGAATACCAGCCTTGACCTCAAGGCGAGCCGTCTTCATGGCCAGAGCCTCAGAGGTCTCGTCGAGGGTATCAGGGTTCGTCTCGATGTCCTCTTCAACCTCAGGGTCGATCTCTTCGATCGGCTCATCGTCCAGGAGGTTGGTGTCCTCCTCCGAAGCACGGCGGCGGAGGTTGGCCTTGCGACGGGCCTTGGCCATACGAACACGGCCGGAGAGGCGAGCCTCCTTCGGGCTCGGGATCTCGACGCCGTAGTCGTCAACCTTGACCGTCTCGCCCTCTTCAACCGTGACATCGAAGAGAGTAACAGTTAAGCCGGCCTCAGCCAGCTCGTTCGCTACGTCCTGGAGGTTCACGATCGCATCGTCCGTCGTGAACTCGATGACACCCTCGGGGGAGATGGCAAGGTCGCCGTTGGGGGCGTACTTGTCGAGGACGCTGTGAGCAACCTCTTCAAAACCCTCGGCGGGCTCGACCTCGATGTGGGCGGGGAGCAGGGCGGCCTCCTTGGTCTGGATAGCCTCCTCTACCTCTTCGTCCTCTACGTCGTCGTCCTCGTCCTCCAGCTCCTCAGTGGCTTCCATCTGAGGAGTCTCGTTGGCGAGGCGACGGTTTGCACGAATCGCGGACTTGCGACTCTTCTTCTTTCTAGCCACTTTGACTGATTCCTTTCTAGGAGTGAGTGTGTGGTTCATCTCTTTAGAAGAAGGAGTTAAGGGTTTTTCTTCTTCTTCATCTTCCAGCACCGGAGAAACCGCGATGAGGACGGGTTCTTCCTGGTCTTCAACACTCCCAACCCCGAAAGACTCGCTGGGGAGGGAGGAAGTTCTTGCATCTTTGACCTTCTCAAAGAGTGCCGTTTCGTCGGCGGGGTCGAAGACGAAACTAATCTCGAAGAACTCTACGCCGTGGCAAATCTCGTAGACGAGTTTCTCTTCGCCATCATCCTTGAGGTAGCATCCTTTGTATCTCTCCACATGTACGCAGAGATCTTCTTGAGTCACTGCTTCGTTTCCGCAAATCGAACACGTAGAGTACTCAATATCGGCACCCATCGAAACGGAGTCAATACCGCCTGTCACGATTTCGTGGGCTAAGTTCGGGAAGGCTTCACCGTCCACCTCGATGAGGAGGAGAATGTACTTGTCTTCCAGGACCTCGTCTTCGACGTATTTGGCGTCTAAGACGATTCCACGGGTTCTCTCGGGGTTTTCGTTCTTGTGGTTGACGAAAACCGGGTCTCCGATGAAAGTTTCGTAGTTGTCTCGGAGTTCCTCGGAAGGCCAAGCATCGTAGTTTTGGTTGATTCTCGCAGAAATCGCCTTTACTACGACGTAGACGCACCCTTCTTGGGGCTCAAAGTCGAACTCCTCTTCGGGTACGTACTCGTATTCCTGGCGAATACTACTCTTCTTCATGGCTTCTCCTAGCCGTAAATGCGGGAGAGGTTGAGGTTCGGGAGTTGTCTAGCCGTGCCTTCTTCCTCCTCGAGAGCGAATTGCTCCATGGGAGTGAAGTAGCGTCCCGAGGTCTTTTGAGTCGACGGTTGGAGACTATTCTGGTAATCGACCACGGCTTTGAGTTCGCGGTAGAGTCTCACCGGAGAGAGAAGATAGTGGGGGAGTCGATCTCCGTAGGCTCTAATGAACATCTTGAGGACCTTAAGCGAATCGTCTTCATCCCCCAGGAGGTCCTCAAGCGTGTAGTCCTCGGTTGACTGGATGTAGGCGTCAAGTTCGTCCCAGATTTGCGACTCCGAGATCTCCGCTTCACGTCCGGAATCATCTAATGCGGCGGTTTTCATCGTGTTTTTCTCATATCCTTGGTAGAATTCAAGTGAAGCCATCTCCCAATAGACGGCTAGAGCGTGAGAGCACATTCTACCGATGTAGGTGTGCTCCCTCTTGAAAGCCCACTCGCCCCAACCACACGTACAACTCCAAGACTCGATCTTAGAGCCGGTCATCGGGTCTTTGACTACCTCAACGTTGTAGAGGTCGTGGTCACCCTGGACTTGGGCTTTAATGTAGGTGTCCCTGAAGGTGACGACGGTGATCTTGCCCTCTCTTCTCAAGCGCTTCGCCTTGTCCTGGATGTCTTTCCAGGAAGCGGTCTTGGTCAAGTCGGCGTCGAGGTGGTCTTCAATAAGCTCTTCGTAGGGATCCGTGTTGTCGAAGTACTTACTAAACTCGAATGACTCAACCTCCTCCTCTGGAATCCAGAAAGGGTTGAGGCCAGGAACCGAGATGAGTAACTCGCCTTCGGCCGTGTCAAGGATCTCGTAAAAGTCGCCTTCAAACTCGGCGAACTTTAGACGCATCTCCTCCTCCTTTGCTATATACGTTTCTCCTAGTAGCCTTTCTCTTGCTACTAGGAGAAACTCGTCTCACTACTTCCGTTGAGTGCCAGGAGGTTTTTAGAACTCGTTGGAAACCGACGGGCGGGTTGAGACTTCACCGACAGGCTTAGAGTCCGTACCAGGAGGCGTGGTACTAGGCGCATTCGACTCTAAAGCCTGTCGGCCGACCGGGGGAGTCATCTCTTCGGCTTCTTCCTCGGTAATTCCGAGGTTTTCCTCTTGAGACTTCTCGAGGATCTCCTTCTCGATGTTCTTTTGGCTTACCGCCTTAGCCACCGTTTCGGCGTGAACCTTGTCGGCTTCATCCTTGAGGTCAATGTTGAGTCCGGCAACGAGAAGTTCGTCGGAGATCGGGATACCATCACGCTTGAGTTGGAAGAGGAAGTTTCTACGCGACTCTTCGTCCTTCAAGTCGAGGGTCTTGAACTTCAACTCCGGGATGAGAAGTTTAGGTCTCTTCTCGAGGTAGGTTTCACCAGTGTCGGGATCGAGGTAGAGTGCTTCCTCATACACCGTTTCGGAGGAGTTGCCTGAAAGCTCGTAGTCGTAGTGGCCTTGAGCTTCGGCGATGACGGCGGCTCTACGGCGGAAGTGGGTTTGAAGCCACTTTTGGTAGGTCGTCATCAGCTGGGTCACGAGTTGCATGTTGAGTGCGGAGGAGGCGTAGGACCCGTTGGAGGACCCGGAGAGGAGAGACTCGCCGATACCCCACGCCTGGAGAATCTTTCTCTCCACTCGATCGAAGTCATTGTCGAGTCTAGGCATCGACTCTCGGCCAAACACCGAACGGATATCGAGTCCGTAGTGGTGTACGAGGAGGCGGAAGTCGGCGGCTAGGGCTTCGTTGATTTGATCTCGGGTAGCCTCGAGGTCTTCGAAGTCAGGGATCCAGGGTTCTCCACCGTCAACACGGTCTAAACCGAGTTTCGCCAGGATGAAAGGCGCGTAGAGTCTATTGGCTACGGCGTCTTGTGCGGCGCTTAGGCTTTCCTCGGTCATGAGGAGCCTAAGAACGCGGAGAAGATGAGGGGTACCGTAGAGGTCCCACGGAGAAACCTTGTTGACGATTCTCGAGATGTTGGAAGCGTCGACGTCTAGGAAGCTATCGAAGTTCGATTGGCCGATGCCCGGGAACTTTCTCTTGATAGCGTCGAGTTCCGAGGGGAGATAGTCGCCTTGAGAGTCTCCGCGGAAGATTTCTTGCAGGTATTGAGGCGGGTAGACCCTAACGATCGGGTCTGCGGAGAAAGCCGACGGGAGAACTTCGAGATCGTCCGGGTTGAGGATCTCTTCGGAGGTCCAAACCCCGAGTTCTTGGTTGAAGGAGGCGAGTGTAGTAACCTCGCCCACCGTCCAAAACTCTCTACCCATGTCTACGAGGAACTGGTTGTAGTTGAGACGGTTCTCGTCCAGGAAGAGGTCTTCGTAGAAGTCTTGAAGCTCGGGGTCTTTACACTTGATCTCGAAGTCTTGCACCGGGAATCTCGAGTAAATGTCGATGCAAGTGCCTACGATGGGGTGGGTAGCGTAGTAGCCACGACACCATTCACGGATTTGGCCACGATTCGTACTCTCGGTGAGGTCGTAGTTGATTCCCAGGTCTTCGAGAGTCTTGAGAGGCGTTCGAGTCTTCGGTAGAGCCATTTGAAGACTCGAGAGTTTACCCGAAGGCGGAGCCTTCACAGTGGAAGACCCCGCAATGAGGTTGGCTACGCGTTGCCGAAAGCCCATTTAGTACTCCATGTCTTCTTCGACAGGGCCGCCATCCCCATATCTCTCCTTGTAGGAGGGGTGGTTTCGGATCCATTCGGGGGCGTGCGTACCGGATTCCAGGTCGTAGTTGTAGTCGTAGATATCGTAATTGTAGGGGAGACGCTCCGCTTCGTCACTCAACTCCCGGACCTCGGCCCTTACGGCTTCGATATCGTCGGGGTCGAGTTGGAGAATTTTCTCAACGTGTTCGTCGATGAGGTCCTGGACGTCTTCCTCGATTCTCTCGAGTGCATAGTCGTCTACGTCGGCTCTAGGATCGAACATGTAGTAGGAGTCCGGAGGACCTCCAGCGATCTTCATCGTGGAACGGTCGGGGACAATCCTGCGATAGAAACTCGTCTTAGTGGGAGTCTCTACGAGAGAGATGTTGGAGATGGCCCCACACGAGCATTTCTGAGAGCCGACCTTACTCTCAAGCTCCTCACCACACTCAGGGCAGGGGATCGACTCGTCTTCGTTGAACTCTTCACCTTCGAGGTCCGGAGAACCGTATTGGGGGAGTTTGGGAGCAACGAACTCGTCACTAGCCTTACGCTTCTTGAAGGTTCTAGAGCTGGTAACGTACTCTTCGTAGTCATCGAAAGCGTCGTCCAGGTCCTCATCGGACGCTTCGGGGAGGACTTCTTGTGCCCTCTTGTAGAAGTCCTCGCGGAGAAGGCAAAGACGACTCTCGAGGTTACTCGAAGTCTTGGCATTTGCTAGATAGTCCGAAAAAAACGGATGCAAGGCTTTGATAGCCCGTGCGGAAAGTCGTTTCATTTCTTCTCCTTAGTAGGTCTACTCTTTAAACGAGAGTAAGGTAGGTTAGTTTGACCCTAACTCGCGCCAGAGTCTTTCGTGTTCGTCGTGGGATTGCTCTCGGAGGATTTGAAGTTCCTTCGTCTTCTCGAGTCTTTCAAGGCGAAGATCCTCACGAAGTCGCTCTTGCTGTGAAAGAAGCGATCCTTGTTGCTCCGAAAGTTCATCTACTCTTCTCACGAGTCCCCGAACCGTACGACTTGTGTCTTCAAGACGTGATCCGTTCTCGGAGAGTGTCGAGGTCACCGATCCGAGTGTTTTCTTGACGTCCTCGATGGCATTAACAGCCAACCAAGTAGTCTCGATGGATGCGTCGACATCTTCTCTAATGTTCGAAGAGTGGTCGTTTTGGACTTCTTCCTTAGCGAGTCTAGCTTCACGCTCGGCACCTTCAGCGACCTTCCGGGTAGTCTCGACATGTTTTGTGACATTCTCGAGTTTACTGTCGAGGAGGTTCTCAAAGTACTTGGGAATAAGTCTAACAATGGCCGCGAGGGCCCCTAGCAATGCTACAATGAACACGGCTAGGGCACTCACGACCTCTTTGTTGGTGTAGATCTCAGTCACTAGACTTGTCTACGTTGGGCTCGCCACCAGGAGTGACGCGGCCCACCCAATCCACGAAGCCGAGTTTCTTCAGGATCGTGAAAGACGTCTGGGCGGATGCTAGAACAACGCCCCAGACGGCGATGAAGTACTCCCAAGCGGCGGGGTAAGCCCCGAAAACCCACACGAGTACGGACAGGACGGCGGCTACCACAATGACGAGGACTCGTCTCTTGGTAGCACTCCAATGCGGCAGGTCAACCGCCGCCAGGCCAGTCGTCAGGAGGGGACCGAGCAAAATTGCCACGATCTCGGGGTTGAACCCGACCCCGACGAGGAGAGTGTTCACATCAAACACTTCTTCTCCTTTCTAGTTCTTCTTGTAGTTCACCGAATCTTTATCCGGCGTCTCCTCAGGGTCTGACTTGTGGTCGTTGAGAACCTCGTAAGTTTGACCCTGGAAGAGTATGTAGACGCCCTTCTCGTAGAACTCGTTAGGCGACCAGTCAACAGGTTTCGTCTTAACTTCACGCCAAGCCCAAGGAGCTTTGAAGGGGTCTTGAGACTCGAGATCTAGGAAAAGCGGTAGAATATTCTCGTATTCTACGCCTTCCACTAGAATACGCTCTCCAGGCCCAACCTCTCTCTTGAGGTCTTTGACGTCAACTGGGGGTTGGTTCCTGGCATAATTGCGGTATTCCTGGATTTTCTCTTCGATTTCTCCACGTAGGAGTAGAGTTCTCTCCCTCTTCTTCTTTTCAGCGAGGCAAGACGAAGAGAAGTTGAAGAACTCCACGTCACTCATCGTAGTGAAGTCGGGTTTAGTAGAGTCGATGAGCATCCAGGCTCCTTTCTTACAAGTAATCTGTCACAATGTCGGGGAAACTAGAGTCAACCACGGAGATTGCGTAGACTCCGACCCTACCCACGCTGTCCCCCGGTTCTCCTGTCCCGTCAAGTAAGAAGGAGCCACTACCGGGTTTCATAGAACTAATATGAAGTGTAATGCCTCCCGATAGACCGCTAAACTGCTGGGGAGTGAAGAAGAGTTTGAGGTCGGCAATCTCTTGGGAGACTTGAAGGTGAGAAACACTCCTGCGGTCTCCACTACTGCCCAATGGATTGCTTGAAAGGTGTATATAGACGTAGTAGATGGGGCCGACAATGTGGTAGACAGAGATCTTATAGTTCCAAGCCTCGTACTGGTAGAGTTGGTCGTCCCAGTCGAGTTTCTCCGGGATACTAACACTTGCCTTCGGAGGGGGAGCTGACTCGAGTTTTCCTACACGTGCGGCCAGGTCACTATTCTTCTTCTCGAGGTCGGTTTTAGCCGCCTGGACAAGATTGCTTGCCTGGGTTTGGCTCTCGGAGAGGCGGTTTTGAAGCCCTCGGATACCCTCCTTGTTTTCGGTGGACTCCGCTTGGAGAGTAGTCACCTTCTTCAAGTTCTCTTCGACTTGCGTCTGGAGGGTCTTAAGAGGCTCGGTGTTGGAGACGATCTCTCCACGCACTTCACCTACGATCTCGTCGATTTTTTCGCGAGTGTAGGTTTGGAAGAAAGTCTCGGGGGTGTCTTCCGTGGTCACTTCTTTCTCCTCACCGAAATGACTCCGTCCTCTACAACAATAGTGAGAGGAGACTTGTTGGTAATAGAAGCCCCCGTGTCGGGAGTAGTAGTCCCCGTGTTGGGGGTAGTAACCCTCCCCGTATTGGTGCCGTTGAAGATCTCTTGGAGAGTGTAGGTCTTACCCTCCTCGAAGTTCACTTCGGCTTGAAGCCTCACCCTTCCGGTTCTAAGAACAACTGTGAAAGTCCCCGTCGGTACGGCTAAATCACAGCGCCCTACGAACCCGTGGAGCCCCGGGGGGATAACCAGGACTCCTTCACTCGTATAGGCTCGGGTGCCTTCAAGGCCGATAGTGCATACGAGAGGCTCTCCTGTGGGGGATTGGATATCCCCCTTTAAGAAAGCGAAGGCCATTACGCGATTCTCTCGCTGTACGCGTAGGAGATGTTGAGAAGCGTCTGGAAGACCTTCCAGGTGACTACTCCATCTTCACCGTCGACGAACTCGGCGAACTCCCAGGAAGCCGCGAACTGGTCGACGATGTCCTTGTGGTTGCACCAAGCCCAGTACTGGAAGATTCTCCAGGTCTTGGGGCCGAGAATGCCATCGAGCTCTACGGCGTCGTCTCCGTTGAGGTCACGAATACTTCCGGAAGGCACGTAGGAGTTGAGGAAGTGCTGGAAAGCTTTAACGGCCGGAGAGCCGTCCTCGTCCAGAACACCGTCAATCTCCGTTCCCATGACCTGCTGGAAGCGAGCAATGGTCGCAGGACCAGGAACGCCGTCCACCTCAAGGGTGATTTGGCCGTCCGTCTCGTTCTTCTCCATGGGCTTGGGGCCGGAAGCCTTGTTTCCGTGGAGTACAGAGACCGTGTTGGGGCCGGGGATGCCATCCGGCTCGAGTCCGTGGTCGGCCTGGAACTTCTTGATGGCCTCGAAGGTCTTCTCACCGAGAACACCGTCGGCACCATCGGAGCCAACCGAGTAGCCGTTTTGGGCGAGGAGGGTCTGGATAGTGGCGACGTAGGTCTCACCGTAGCCGTTGGGGTTGTACGGATCGTCGGCAGGGACCCAACCCGTAGACTCGGTTTCGCCACCCACGTAGCGGAGGTAGCAACTCCACGGGTAGTTGTAGTAAGAGCGAGTGTTGGTCTCGTAGTCGATCTGGTCGCCGGATTGGCCGCCAGCAATCTCGCCTCTCTCATCGATGGAGGCTTGAGCGAGTCTACCACCGCCGAGATACACGGCGACGTGGTTAGCATCGTTGAGCAGAATGTCACCCGGGTAAGGGTTGCCGTCGTTGGGGAGTGCAACCCAACCGTTGGCGGTGAAGGCCGAACGCATGTTGCCTGTGTAGGTCGCTCCACCGGTCTCAAAACCAGCCCAGCGAGCACACTGGATTACGAGAGAGGAGCAATCGCACTCGCCACCCTCTCGAATATCCCAGCGGTTCCACTGGTCATAGCCCAAGTCGCCATTCTCACACCACCAGGCGATGGTGTTGATGAAGGTTTGAACGTTACCCATGATCTCCCTTTCCTAGAGTAGAGGTTGTTCCACTCCTTACGAGAAAGAGAGCGGGGGTTTAGGAAATGGGTCCGAGATATTTAGCGTAGAGGCATGCGGAGTTGACTACCGTATCCTCACTGCCAATGTGGATTGCCTTGAGGTGAATCACAGTTTGCTCGGAGAACTTCCTGATTTGGCGTGCCTCAATCGTGACTAGACCTGCCGAGATACCAGGAGAAGTTCCGTACTGGTAGGGCCACGTACGGTCGAAGGGTTTACCCCAGGGAGAAACACCGCACCCCCAAATGTCGCCCCACTTGGACGGGACACAGCGAATCATGCTGTAGATTTCATACCAGCCGGGTTCGGTGATCTTGATTCCGTCACCGTCACGGACAATTCTACCCTGGAAGAAGGCTTGCTCGGCTTCTCTAAGCCGGAGAACTTGCCAGTAACCCTCCGTAGGCTCAGGGGCTGAGGAGAGGGGGAGCCAGCGGTCTGGGACGAAAAGATAGCCAGTGGGTGGCGCTACGAAGTTCTCCCAAGCATAGGAACCCTTCTTAACGCCGCCCTTGTAGTACTCCAACCCTGTCGGAGTCATTCTCGTCTCTTCGTTCGGGTTGAAAGTCTTGAACGACTGGATGGGGATGTTGTTTTTGCTGTCGAGTTCGATGAGACCGGAGAGTGTGTTAATCTCACGGAGAACCTTGTAGGGAACGATCTCTACAGGTTCTCCGCTCTTCGTTGTGAGCTTGAAGTTGTGAGAGTTGATTTCGTCGTCACTGAGGCCGATCTCGACCCGGTTTGGTCCCAGCCCTGAAACGAAAGACCCTGTGATGGTCTTTTGAGAAGAGTTAGCCGGCGTGAGAGTGTAGTTGATGATTGCTCGGGGGCCAGACTTGTGGTAGTAGAGGAAGACAAGTTTCCTGGACTTACCGGCTTGCGCAATGCTTAGGTCGACAGAACGGAGTTCGGTGGAGGTTGTGTTCGAGACAATGCGGGATTCAGTGGTGATGTCGTACTTAGAGTCGGGGTAGAGGCTTTTGATAGGCCCACTCCAAGGACCCTTCGTCCCAGCCCAAAGCCCCATAGTGGTGTTCTGGAAGTTCCAGAAAAGCGCTGTAGAGCTCGTAGTGTAGTTTTCCTGAGTAATCTTCGCACCCGCGATTTGTCCACCATAGATACTCTTGCCGAAAATATCGTTGCCGATGAGGGTCCCAGGAATCTCGGCGTTTTGAGCCGTGAGCTTGTCGAGGACTTCGAGCTTGTCGAACTTCGCGAGTGTCGCCCAAAGCTCTCCATCCACGATGAGGTCAGCGGAGGACTTTTTCTCTTTGAGTGAGACGTTACTCACATAGAGTACGGAGGTGGTTTTAATCGCTTGATTGTGGGGGAAGACGGAGGCTCGGAGTCTAAGAGTGAACTCAACCGCCTCATCGGATAGTTCAAACATGGACTCATACGTATGCACGACTTTGTCGTTATCGATAACAAGAGAGGTGGCGACGAGTCGGGTGGATTTGTAGTCGACACTAGAAGTACGAACCCATCCTCGAGCATCAAGGTAGTAGAGTTCGGGAGTGAAGACACTATTGACGTTCTCTACGAAAGCACTCGCGACGGATTGAGGAATCGCGACTTCAAAGCGGAGAACATACTTACGTGACTGTGAGGGCTTGAAGGGGTGATTGAGCTTGAATTGGGTGTTGGTTACTCGAGTGCAATCGTAGTACCAATCGTAGAAGTTATAACTCGCGAGTCTACTTTGCTGCGTCACTTTGAAGAAGTTCGGAGTGCCTGGCCAAGTCTTCGTAGAGGCGTTGGACTCGTCTACTCCGGAGAGGGCGAAGCCGGAGTTGTTGAGCCAAAGACGAGAGTCGCCTTCCGTGAACTTGAAAGTAGGGTCTTGAATGAGGTTATCTCCGCCACCCACGACTAGGTCGTTGGCGTAGATTTTCCTCGCGGAGAGGAGTTTCGTCATGAGACTCTCGGTAGCCGTGATTTTCTCAGCGGTTACGGCTCCGTCAGCGATAATCGACGACCCAATGAGGCTCTCTTTCCAACTCTCACCATTCCAAACCCACTGGCCAATGACGGTTCCTTCCAAGGAGCTATTGGGGTATTGCCACCACAAATCTCCGGGTGTAGTACCCGGCTTATTAGGTGTAGTTCCGGATCTAATGATGGTCGACTTGGAGTCAACTGCCTTCTTCAAGGCGTCTTCGCGTTCTCTTGTACTAGCCTCGAGTTCTCGACGTGCTTCACTCACTTTGGACTCGACTTCTCCACGGACTTGAGTGAGTGCCTCAGTGTTGAGAGCGCCTGTGAGTGTTCTTACGGCTTGAGCGGATTGCTCAGTGGGTCGTCCCCAGTTGTCATAGCCGATGAAGTAGACGGTGACCGTTACGGGGAGGAAAGAGAACGCGTAAGAAATCTCGCCGGCACCATAGAGTGAGCCGAGTTCAATGATTGAGTCGGGGTCTCGAGACGTGATTCCGAAAGCCTTCACCTTGGAAAGCGAGAGTGCTTGGCTCCTATCCTCGAAGAGTCCATCCCATTTGATGCTTAGACGGTCGAGAACCGAGGTTAGAACCGGAGTGGAGGGTTTTTGGGTGACGTTAGGGCGTAGACTCGAGGAGCTCACGGACTCGGGCGTGGTGAAGTCGCCGAAGAGAGTGTCCGTAACTGCTCTCACCTTGAAGAATAGTGCGTCTACCTCGGGGAAATCGGTGATTTTCAGGAAACTCTCCGAAGTCTTCCCGTAGAGGTAGTATCCCGCACCCTCCGAAACCCACACTTCGTATTGAACATCGTTGAGTTTCTTGCCGTCCACCGTCTCATTGACTTCGGCCCAAAAGGCTTTGAGGGTAGACGTGCCGTTTTCCTGGAGTTGAGTGACGAGACGAAGTCCGAGAGGCGTCTTGGGGCGACTCTTACTCGTAGAACCGCTGATAGCCATGACGCTTCCATCGGCTCCTTCAACGAGAATGCGTCCGGAACGGTTACTCCAAACCTGGTCTCCCTCTTTGAGATCACGGTTTAGAGCCGTGTTTTGCTTAGAAGTCCTCTTGTCGAGGTACCAAACCCCACCGATTCGAGTACAAATCCACTCTTCGCCTACGCTTGGAACAGTGAAGATGGGTGAATTCGAGAGCTCGTAGGAGACCTCGAGGATGTCTCCGTAGGATTCTTGGAGGATGACTGTGCGAGACTCGATACTAACCGTTAAGACGACGCCTTGAATCTCGTTTCCAGCATACCCCGTGGACCCGACGTTAGTAAACCTCACTTCTTTCCCCTGACTTCTTCTTAGGCTCGGAATGCCACTTGTCTCCGCAGAACGTGTAGAGAGGCCAACGCCTGAAACTTTCGCCTCGAACTCTTTCTACCTCTTCAATGAAGTATAGAATAGTTCTCTCGAGAAGGTCTTTGGAGAGGGTCTTGTTCGCTTCGAAGGCGAATTGGGTGGCTTTCTCCCTGCGAATCTTGATGTCTTCGATGGCGTCGGGGTTGTTTTTGAGGAAGAGTGGAGCGTTTGTGAAGCAAAAACGCGTGAGATACTCCGGGAGAGGCTCAGAGAATAGGGTTGGAGAGAGGTTGAGGTCGTCTAGAGTCAACTCCTTCTCTACCTTAGAGGAAAGAATAGTCTCGATTTCTTCGATCTCGTGGAGGAAGGGTGAGGGATCTTCTTGCAGGTAGAGGTTACGCTTAAGAAAGCGGAGACGCTTCTCTAAAGACTCAGTCATGATTCTCCTAGTAGCCTCGTCTTCCTCGAGATGCTCTCCCCATACCTGGTGTTCTTCTTTGCGAAAGAGACTTGAGAGAAGACAAAGTGTCGTTTGAGAAGGAACCCGGGGTCGGGTATCCTCCCTGGAGTCCTGAAACGGGCGGAGAAGAAAGCTTCTCTCTATTCCAGGACCCAAGTTGTTCTCCGAGAAGTCTCACAGTGACTTCCATAACGCAGTCGGCCAAGTCTTTAGTCGTACAAGGGCCTACGGATTGTTTCTGGACCTTGCCGTTTTGCTCCGTGAGGAACTTCAACTCCGTCTCGAGGAGACTTCCTTGGCCGTCATTGAAGAGTGAGTCTCTATAGGCGTGAACCCATCCGAGGTTCATGGCGGCTTTGAAAGCTTCGGCGGTGTCTTGGTTTCTCGAGGAGGTGAACTTGACTTCCTCAACTCTCGTCCCGAGCCTCTTGAGTTGAGTGAATCTTCGAAGTTCGCTTAAGAGAAGAATCGAGTTCCAGTGGTCGGCGGTGAAAAGCTCCATCGTCGGGAAGTTCGAGATGAGATTCTCGATGTCTTTCTCGATCTTAATGTAGTCAACCGTGTGATCTGGGAAGTCTTTGGGTTGATAGGCCCAGAGGAAGTCGAAGACGACGTGCTTCCACTTGTTTCCGTACTCGTCGGGTTCGGGACACTCTTCAAGATGTCCAATAGCGAGGCCAAAGTTGGCATTGGTCTTGGACGGGTCACAGTGGCCGTGGTAGACGAGGGCGTGGGATCCAGCGTTTTGCTCCGAAAGAACTCTACCATCCCAAAGAGGCTCGAAGATCTCATCGACTTTCTGGGGTTCCAGGTAGGAGTTGATGACTTCGGCGAATTGGGCTCTACGCTCGACCTTGAACTTCTCGGGGTCCCTCCTCTCGAGGCGAACCATACGCTCGTTCTCGATGACGCCGTTACGGAGAGGCTCGTATTGAATCGCTCCCTTGAAAGTCGCCCCCACGAGTGAGTAGGCGTGTTGCCAATCACGGTAGAGTGCCCAAGAGGGAAGTTGGACGATGAGCATTTCGGGGTCGGCGTAAGCGACTTTCTCCTCGGATTCGAGGTCTTCGGCTAAAGTGTCGTCTTTGACGTAGTCGGAGGATGTCTTCTTGCCTTCATCATTGAGGAAAGAGTCCAGGAGAATAGAACCGGACTTGTAGAGGTCGTAGAATTTGCCAACCTTCGTGTAAGGTGAGGAGGGGATGTAGGTGAGTGCTTCCCGACCGAACTGGTCGAGTGAGGGTTGGTAGGCTTCGTAGACTTCCTCCGAGGTTCTCGGGCCACCTGTTCCGGCTTGCATGTGAGCGAACTCATCGTAGAAGTTGGCGAAGCCTACACCACCACGACCGGAGGATGAGGTGGAGGAAGCGGCGATAGCTCTAACCGTGGCTACTTCGTGGTCGAGCCTAATCCCGCGTCTTTCGGACTCGGCGATGAGTCTCTTGTCGGCTTCGGTGCGGAGACTAAGAGAATACTCATTCGAAGTCGAGATAGCGGTTTCGAGATAACGGCATCGCTCAACCGCTTGACGGATATCAGCGAAGAGGAACTTCTTGGCTTGAACCGTGTTTGTGGCGATAACCGAGAGGTAGGCGTCTTTGCCTGGAGGAAGTCCGAAGTGTGATTGAAAGTCTCCGAGGGAGTAGAAGTAGGCGAGTCTCTCGGCTCCGAGAATACCACCCAACATGCCCTTAGAGGCTCGACGCCCTAGGACATTTTGGATGTGAGGGAAGTGTGTGTAGCCGTTCTTCTTGAGATAGTCGATGCGGTACCAAATATCGGATTGGGTGCCCTCGGGTTGCGGTTGACTCCATCCCTTACGCCACTCCTCAATGACGTCTAGGTCGTATTGAGTCATCGAGTCGGTTTCGAGGTAGGCTAGTTTCAGGAAAGTGTGTTGGCGCGGGTAGAGTTTGAGGCCACAAAAGCTCGGGTGGGTAGCAAAATCAATGATGGACTCCCAAGGCTTTTGAGGTGTCAAAGCGTTACGGAACTGTGAAATGAGGTCGACACCTGAGGAAAGACTCGAGAGGTTGATACTCCGCTTAGTGACCATCTAGCCTCCTTATATGCGCTATTATAAGATAAAACCACCTAGGACACATGGTCTCCAGGTGGTTTTATCGTGGTTTTTCACAGAGTTCCGAAGATTTTCCCTCTATAGGCGTAGAGAAGTCTCTCGAGTTCGATCTTCACCGTCTCCTTCCTCACTTGACTCGGGATGTACTCGTTGAGTAGACCAACCCTCTCAGCGATTTCTCGCAACTCTTCGAAGTTGACGTTTCGAAGCATCGAAGTGACGAGGAAACTCATAGGACTAGTCCATCGACCCACTTGAGCCTCTTTGAACCACTCGCGGAACTTAGCCTTGTCTTTCCTCGTGAGCTTCGAAAACGCCTTTTGGACGCGTCCTCCCAAGTACCCCTCTCCGAGGATTCCATAAGTCTTCCCGGTAGAAGAGGCGATGAGCCATTGGGCTTCGTAGGAGAAGGGCGCTCGGAGAACCATCGTGAAGCCGCTCTCCGAACTCTTCTTGCTTCTCCACACGTAGTCCCAAAACTTCTTGTCGCTTACGACTCGATACCACCCCTTCTTCCCGAGTCCACTCCCTCCGAACTCGAATTCGGGTCCTTCATAGTACTTGTAGCACCCTGAGGCAATTCGAGTGATGTTGTATTGGAGGTAGTGGGAGAGGAGAGAGTCTTGAATGTCTTTGCGGACTCCCTCAAGACTAGTGAAGCATCGAGGGTAGGAGATGGACTCGTCTAGAAGAACCTCCTCGAGTTCCTTTTGAGTCGTGATGGTGTCCATCTCACTTCTCGATCCAGTTGAACTGGACGGGGTAGGCGGAGCCTTTCTCTTCGAAAGAGACGAGTTCCTGGAAGTCGCCCGACTGGAAAAGGCGGTAGAGGTAGTTCTCCCGCGTTTCCTTTACGGCTTCTCCCATACCACCCTTCTCGTATTCACTGGAAGTCCAGGTCCCATCCGAGAGGAAGTGCTGGATGCCGAACTTAACCGGCTCGACCCACCCATCTCGGGGGTCGAATCCCTTAGGGAGGACGAGGAAGTCTCCTCGCGTTGTGAAGACTAGGACACCTCCGTTGCAATCCTCCTTGAGTTCCTCTTCGGTGAGGGTCACAGGTTCTTCACGGAAGAAGATCTCGTAGGCTTCGTCCTTGGTCACCTTGACGGGAAATGCTTCGTAGTTCTTCGGGTTGATTGTGAGAGTGTACATTGTTCTTCCTTCCTCTATACCTATATTTTATAGGATTTCCTATAATCAATCAACTGGAAGAGGCCTAAACTCGGCGATTCTCTACTAGTCGCCATCGACTTCGACCAAGTCGTCGAGACTCTCTAGTACCTTATACCACGCTTCTTGTGAGTAACTATCCAGATTGTCGAATGCACGGTCGAGTTCAAACCTAGCGATAGTACGGATTGACTCGATGATCGAGAGTTCTTGACTACTCATTACCATTGTTGTTCACTCTCCGCGAAGTTTGTTGAGAAAACGCGTAGAGTGGTAGGTTTCACCGTACTTGTAGAAGCGCTCTACCATCAACTCAAAGAGCTCGGAGTTAGAGAGAACTTTCTCAAGTTCGCCTCCGAGTGAAGAGCTAGACTTAGACAAGGAGAGAGTCCAAACGAGTTCGTCGTGGTCGGTCTTCTTGCGAGTGTAAGTGACTCCCTTCGAGTCTTCGAAGTAGCTCCACAACTCGAGGTTGAGATCCGCCGGAGAGGTGACTAAATAGGCCTTACCACCCCAGCGAATCGGGATACTCTCACCGTTCTCCCGGGAGGAGTTTTCGAGAAGATCGAGTTCTTTCGCAAGATCCTCCTTAACTTCTACTTCAACCTCCTCCTTCTCACCGAAGTAGGAGCAATAGACACTTGAGAAAAGCTCCTTAGAGAGAGTGCGGAGGAAGAGCGAGAAGAACTCGGCCTGTGAGAGGACTTCGCCGGACTGGCAAATCCAGGAACCACCAGCGATCTTCATGTAGGAGATTTTGCCGACAGTGATGAGACTACCGGGGTGAAACTCCTCGAAGGATTCGGCGGAGTAGATCTCGATGTCTTCGACGAGCTCTTCGCAACTAATGTAGAGAGGAGAGCCGAGACTTGCGGAGGTAAGCTCTTCCGTGAGTTTCTCCGCCTTCTCGAGGAGTTCGCCGAGCGTGTTTGAGTTATAGATCTTCGTGTTCATGATGTCTTTCCTTCTAGTAGAGTGAGATAACGTGTTCGTAGTTGTAGACAATATCGAGTTTGTCGAGTGCGGCTTGAGCGAGAATGGTGAGAAACTCCGAGCTACTCAACTGGATCCTCCCGCGGTACTTCCAGCGGGTAGTCTTCTCGAAGATTGTCTCTTTCTCGAAAACCAGGGTCCCGTGGTTGAGTTCGAAGCGGACTTTGTCCGGGAGTTTGTCGAGGTCGCTCACATCTCGAATGGGCCGGTTGAGTCCCTTTGCCTTGATCGAGACAACTTCGGAAGAGCAAGTGAAGTTGATGTAGTCCTGGAAGCGCTCTTTGGCTCCTTCAACGAACCAGAGGAGTTCCCTCTCCCTCATAGTGCCGTAGGCTTCATCCGTCCAAATGAGGACTTCGCCTTCGTTTAGCACTGTTGAAGCGAGTTGGTAGAGGAGCTCCTCGGTTTGAATCGGAACATCGTCGTTTCGAATCCAGCGGACGACTCCGTTGCGGTATTCACGCCGTGTAAAAGTCGTCTTCTCTGGGTTGAGTCCAATGCAAGTGAAGGTCACTCGCCCTCCGAGCTCTTCGAGATCGCGGAGTCCAGTGATCGGCTTCGCCTTGCCTGTGACGGGAATCTCGAGAGAATTGACTCCCCAGGAAGAGAAGTCACTGTGCTTCTTCTCCCACTCATCAGCGTATTCAGCGAGGTTCATCACTCTTCTCCTCGTGGAGAGAGTAGCGATAAGACCACGTCCCGGACGCTACGGCGGCGATGATGATGAGCGGGAAGGTGATCGGCCAAGGCGCCCAGAACGTGAACATCACCCAGATCACCCCTGCGTAGGCGGCGAATGCGATGATGAGTGAGGCGAACTGGATCCAATCGATCTTGTACTTCATGATGTCTCTCCTTGTATGGGAGGCCTTCCTTTGGCCTCATATCTATATTTTATAGGATTTCCTATAATTTATCAAGTGGAAGAAGGGTGGATCACTCCAAATCTTCGGCTTCATCAATGACGATCGTGAGTTGAGCCATTGCGTCGAGAATGGCGCCCCTAAGAAAACTCCCGTGAATCTTCTTGTCGTTGACGGCATCGTAGAGAGGCCTAAGAACCGCCATAGCCTCACGAGTGATTTCGATGATTTTCTTGGTGTCCATTGTGATCATTCTCCTGAGCTAAGAGGGTAGTGAGTCTTGAGACCTTCGGCGAGGTCCTGGAGTTGGTCGTATGCCTTCGCCTTCTTCTCGAGAATCTTGTTCTTCTTACGGAGACCGTAGAGGGAGTAGCCTCCTCCAGCGATAATCAGGAGAAGGACGAGGTTGTTCGCAGCGAAGAGGTTCCGTTGAGTCTTGAGCGAAGAAATCTCGCTCTTCGACTGGGATTCGGCTTCAAAACGAGTTCCCTTCTCGAAGTGGTAAGAGCCTCTCTCTACCTTCTCAGTGTTGATTACACCTGCGAAGCCGATTTGAGTGTCCCTGTTGACGCAGAGGAAAACTGAGGCGGTCGGGTCGTCTGCGTACGGGCCGCAAATAACTGTCCCACCTCCGCCTGTCGCCTCGGAAGCGGACTGGATATAGTACGTCTTCCCGTTCGCCTTCATCGTTGAAGGTGGGAAGACGGGTTCTCCACCAGACGCCGTAGTAGCCGAAGCCGTACCGAAACCTCCGAGAAGTGCGGTGACTCCGAGAAGTGCACTGGCGAGGATCTTGACTTTCTTGTTCATGATTGTTCTCCTTGTTCGAATTGAACTTGTTCGAGTTGTAGTAGTGTTGAGAATGAGAGAGTGTCCCCGAACCGTTTTCCCTCGTCGAAGAGGTGTTCTTGAGTCGGCGGCTCTGAGACTTTGAGCTTCTCCCTGTTTTCCGGGGGAAATTGAGGGGCCGGTGGAAGTCTCGAGAGGAGGCTTTGGGCGACTCCGCAGTAGATTGAGTTGAGTGTCACCGTAGTTTTGCGGTAGTTGAGTCTATCGAGTTCTTCTTGACACCTCCTGATGACGTCTTTGTAGGCTTTGTGGACTCGACTTCTCGCTTGAGGACTACCTGAGAGGGTGACTTCACTCGTGAGATAGCGTGAGTCTTCGGCGAGTAGAGCATATCTCGGCGTGACTTCGTATGCGATGCAAAGCGCTGTGAGGATAAACGACTGCGCATTGGTCGTGAGTGGGTTGTCCGAGTACGTGAATTCTCGATCATCTTCGTCGAGACTCGTGATTTTGTGTTCTCTCATGAGCTTCTCGGCTTGAGTAGAAGCGAGTTTCTTCTCGTTCTCGGACGAACTCGACGAAGCTAATGCGAGTAGTTGTCTTACTCGCGCTTTGATGCGCTCCTCTGCGAGTGTTGTCCTCATACCTATATTTTATAGGATTTCCTATAAATAATCAACTGGAAGAAAACCTTTTCTAACAAGAGAACAACGAGTAGAACAAGATGGGAATAGGAAACCCCGTAGCAAATCCCTTCTACAAGGATCCACTACGGGGTTTCAGGTACCTCTAGAGTGACCTTAACTAAATGAGAGTCAACTTAGAGTCACCGAGAGAACCATCTTCACGCACCGTTCCAGCGATTCCATCTTCGAGACCGGCCTGGACTTCGCGAGCATGCTTCTCGTGATCGTGGGAGTCTTCACCAACGACTCGACCATACGGGTGAATTACTGGAGAAGTGTAGAGGTAGCCATCGTCGCCGAGTTCCTGGTTAGTGATATCAACTTCGACGAGGAAGCCGATTTCACGGAACTTGTCTTCCGCTCTCTTCTTGAGATCGAAAAGGGTGCGAAGATCGTCACTACGACCGATGAACTCGTTCTGGATCTCCGCCCAAACGAGTGTGATACGGTTCATCTCGTCCGGGTAGAGTTCTAACTCACTCACTTCTTGTCTCCTGCCATGCGTCGGATTGCGAGAGTCCCAAGGCCTGCCGTGAGAAGACCCGTGCCGATGAAGAGCGGAGCGGAGTCCGAGCCGGTACGAGCGAGGCTTGTAGGGGCGGGACTCTTAGGAGAGTTCTCCTGGGGCTTTTCAGGGGACGGGGTCGGGTCGGACTGCGGCTTATCCTCGGTCTTCTTAGGGGTCTCGGAGGGCTTCGGCTCAGGGGTCGAAGGCTTAGAGGGCTCCGGGTTAGGAGTCACACTAGGCTCCGGAGTGGGGTTGGAGGGGGTCGGAGTGGGGTTGGAGGGAGTGGGATTCGGAGTGACGCTAGGCTCCGGGTTCGGCGTAGAAGGCGAGGGATCCGGAGTAGGAGTGGAGGGTGAAGGCTCCGGGTTGGGGGTCGGGTTAGAAGGAGAGGGTTCCGGGTTAGGGGTTGAAGGCGAAGGCTCCGGGGTCGGCTCAGGCTTCGTAGAGCCATCACCATCCGTACCACCGTTAGACCTTACGGTTGCCGTGGACTCGAGCTTCAAGCCGTTGACTTCGGCATGATTCGTCACGGAATTCTGGCCCTCGGGGACCTTCATCTGCTCGGGCGGGTAGGTGACACACACCTTGACACCCTCAGGAGCCGTGAATCGAATCGTGTTGTCGTCCACCTGGGTGGCGGAGATGTCCTCAGTCGTGGCCGGATCCCACGTATCGCTCTTGGCGCACTTTACGCCGGGAGAGAGTCGAGTATCGAAGTCCTTGACGGTGTACTCAGTGCCGGGGGTAGCGATCCACTTGATACCCCAGCCGACCGTGCCGTTATCGTTTGTCCACCCAAACTTAATGTTTTCGGGACGGGCATACTCAAAGTGCACCGGGGAATCGCAATCGTTGGTGCACTCGCCGGTGCCCTTAGCGTCGCCCCACACGAGCTTCTTCACGACTTCACCGTCGAGAGTAATCGTACCCTCCGTCGTTCCAACGGCGGCATCCTTGAGACGGGCTCGTGCCCACCAAGTTCCGGACACGTCCGTCTTGTCGACGTAGGCTTCGGGAATCTTGTTGACTGTGCAAGTGAGAGTCGCCTGGTCGGCAACACAAGTGCCGATCTCGGTTCCGTCACTAAGCGTGAACGGGAAGGAAGCATTCCAAGTGAAGGGAGCTTCTCCGTTGACCGGCTCGGTCGAGACCGTGAATGACTGGCCTACCTCGAGTTTCTCGGTAGACCAGGTTCCTCCAACGTTGACCTCCGAGGACGTCTGGCGGGACGAGGACGTTGCCTTGGTGACCTCGGCCTTGATCGGCGTAGAGGCGTAGGCGGTGTGTGAGAGAGAGAAGAGGAGTGCTCCTGTGAGGAGGATTCCTCCTGCGGTTCGTGTGTTCACGGGTTTTTCCTTCCGGGTAAATGAAGAAGTCGGTCTTCCTCATACCTATATTTTATAGGTTTTCCTATAAACAATCAACTGGAAAACCAAAATGCCTGGGAAACTAACGCAATTCTCCAGGAAACTAGAGGTCGATGTTCGGGTAGACTACGAATTCGCACGGTTGAGTGAAGCCTACGGAGCGTTCACTAGGAGGAGTCCACCCTGCGGCGTCCCAAAAACGCTTTCTACGCTCCCACTCCTTCTCCGAAACATTCTCGTCCCGGTCTGTGTTGTTCCAATAGGAGAAGTCGCTACACCAATCTTGGGTTGAAAGCGCCTCTGTGTAGTCTCGACATTCGGAGAACACCTTGAATACGACCGTGTCCTCCTCGGGTCCACGCATGATTAGTGCGTCGTAGAAGATGTCAAGAGGGCTAAGAGTGCGCATCGAAGTGTTTTTGAACTCCCCCATGCGCCTATAGAGGGTGGCTACGGAGTCATGCTTACTACACTTGGCGTAGTCATCGATATACTCCGGGAGAATACGCTTAGTATCGGACGGTAGATCTCCGAGAAAAGCATCGAAACCCGCATCTTCCCAAGTGAGACTAGCATCGTGTCGTAGACGTTCTCCAAGACGCTCTAGTTGTTCACGAAACTTAGCGAAGAAGACCGGATTGATAGTCTCTCGAATGCGATCCGCCGCTTCGAAGACACCGAGATTCGTGATGAAGTAGTCGTATGCTTTAGTGCTCATTGTGCTTCTCCTTTGTTCCAGGGTATTGTAGTAGTGTAGTAGATCGCGACTCTTCGCTTGGGGACTGATTCGGATTCCTCTTCGACAGTCATCTTAACGATGTCCGCGTATTCGGGAATCGTGTCGAGCATCTTGCGAACCATCTCCGGTGTTAGAGGGGTAGGCTCGCAGATTCTTAGAAGTGCATACTTCTCGGCTCGGCGATTCATGACCCTTCTCCTAGAACGTGTCCGGGAAGGAGACTACGAACCCTCCATCATTGAACGGAGTGAGAACCGTGAGGCGAGTCTTGATGTAGTTTCGGTTGGCTTGAGTGTCCTGAATGACGAGTCCTTTCCCGTTGTGTGAGACAAGTTCACTCGGGAAGGAGAGAATCGGAGCGAGTTTGACCGGGAAGAAGAGGCCAAGAGTGCCCCAAATGAAGTAGGAACGGTCGGGTTCGGGAGTGAAGTCATCGAAGTCGACGTCGAAAATCACCTCTCCACCGAGGTTAGAGGTGTACTCCTCGAGTTCTTTGAGGAAAAGCTTCTCCCACTCCTTGTCCTTCTCCTGGCGTAGAGCCTTGTGTTCGGTGAGTCTTAGAACAAGTCGGAGTGAAGTGATGAAAGACCGTGTCGGGTCTTCGGGAAGCGGGTGAGTGAAGATTTGCATGCTAGTTTCTTTCTAGTACAGAAATGCGGTCGAGTAGTTCGTTCGGGTTGGTTGAGGACCCGAGAAGAAGTGTCTTCCCGTTGAGAAAATCGGATTGGAACCTAGCCCATGGGAGAATCCTTCCTGTGAGAGGGTAGATTCTATGAGAAACGAGTCCGAAACCCTTAGAGATGAAGAAATTGGAGTCCCCGGAGAGTTGGTAGACGTCCATTTGAGTCATGAGATACTCCCTCGCGAGGTGGAAGAAGTCCTTGATAGCGCTGTTGTGTTGAGACAACATCATTGTCGTCTGGATCGAGAAGACCTCCATCCCGGTTTTCGGGAGTGGAGAGACGAGGTAGCCACCCGACTCATTCTCGATGAAAACCGCTCCCTTGAAGTTTCTCCGGAAGTCATCTTCGCAGTAGAGTTGGAACCCTGGGGCAAGCGATTTCACTCGATAGATTCCCCCTGGACGCTTTTCTACTGCCGAAACCCGCACACTAGAACGGTCTACTGCGATGTGGTACTCCATTAGTCTTCGAGCTCCTTGAGATAGTCGATCTCGTTGAGACGATCCGTCGGGTCGGTTGTGAAGTAGTAGCCACTCGGAACTTCGTCGTCTCCTTCGTAGAATCGCGTGATTCGGTCGGCTACCCTGCGAATCTCGTACTCTACATGGTCCGTAGTCGCCGAGTCTCCGAATGCTTCCCAGCGTAGTTCGTCGCATACATCGTCGATGTCGAGGAAACAACGATTGTCTTCCGAGATTTTGAGAGCTTCTTCGAACTCTTCTCGTGTTTCGATCACTTCTTCTCCTTAGAAGATGGGTTCTTACACCACTATTTTATAGGATTTCTTATAAAGAATCAAGTGGACAAAGAGAAACCTGCATCACTATGAGAAGCAATGCGGGTTTCAACTCTTAGAGCGAGGACTTGTCACTCAACTTGTTAACGATGGCGGCAACTTCGCAATCGAGGAAGTGAGTAGCGGGGTTGAAGCCAATGGAGTAGCCCCATTCGTCTTCGTCGAGCTTCGTGAAGAGACGTCCGTCAATGAAGATATCGGTTCCGATCTCGAGTTCGCTGAGGTCGACGTTGACCTTCTCGTTGGACTTGGGTCCTCCCCACATCGTGACCCCGGTCGGAACGTTGAAAGACTCTCCGATCGCGTCGGCGATGATCTCGTCGGTCTCGAAATTGTTTCGCATGATTGTTCTCCTTGTAGTTGGGAAGCCTCCTGTTGGCCTCTATACCTATATTTTATAGGTTTTCCTATAAACAATCAACTGGAAAACAAAGAATTCCCGCATCACTAAGAGAAGATGATGCGGGAATTCTACTAGTTGGAAAGCTTACCGCCGCCCAGCGTGTCGAGAACAGCGGCCATCTCGCAATCGCGAAGAGAAACGCCGAAAATGATGTAGTACTCCCACTTGTCCTCTCCCTCCTTCGAGAAGAAGCCACTATCTTCTAGGAAAATATTGGACCTGACCGGAAGTTCGCTGAGATCAACGACAATGTCTTCGCCAGAGTCGTCTCGAAGTGTGACCACGGTCGGGAAACCATCGTACTTTCCGATCACGTCATCCATGAGACCTTCAATCATGTTGTAGTTTGCCATAACGTTCTCCTTTGTGTTAGAAAAAGTCAAGTGAGATACCCCCCCCCCCTAACAATGAAGTCTAGGAGGAGGGTGTTTCTTAGAAGGGATCAGCGGACGAAGGGGTTAGGATAGACTTCGAAGCGAAGCGGGAAGCTCGGGAAGTACTCGGCGATTGCCTTCGCATTGCCTTCCGGTGAGGAGGTACCGAGACCATCCTCAAAGCGGACCCAACACTCGTCGGTCCAAGGCGACCGATCGGTAACCTGGAAAGAGGAAGAGCCGTTAACGACGATTACGTCTCCTCCGAACGCGTTACTACCGGAGAGGTAGAGCTTGTAGCTGCCGAAGTCGATGACCTTATCCTCGACGAAGATCTTGTGAAGCTCTTCTTCATCCTCAATAGTGACGGAGCCCACCGGGCTAGAGTAAGGACCACGCGCGAATCTAGCCCCCTTGCCGTTATAGTCTCTCATGGCTAGGCTAAAAGCAAAACTCGTACTAGACAGGTAGCTACCCATGAGGTAATCACCCGTCCAACCACGGGAGGTCTTGAAGGCGTTACCAAACTCCCCGTCCTTAAAGGGCCAGCAAATACCAGTGCCATTAGGGAGACTAGCGAGGTTTACGATCTCGTCGTCGACCGGGGCCTTCCTAGTATTCCACGTAGTAGCGTTCGGCTCTTCAGTCGTTATCTGCCCCTCGGCCGTTCTCGGCCGCTCGGCCGCTCTCGACTTCTTAGCTGTCTTCGAAGAAGAGCAAGCTTCGAGAGTCGCCTTGAAGACGTCAGCGATCTCATTGATTTCGTTTGCGGTAAGTTTTCTCACGAGAAGTACTCCTATCAGCGGTAGCGGGGGAAGATCTCGAGACGGAGCGGGAAGCCGGCCCTGGCGACATCGCTGGCGAAACTGTCGACATCCCAAAGCTCCTTGCCGTTCTCGTTGTAGAAGGCATCCGCCATAGCGACGAAGTAGATAGTCGAGCCGTTAACGCGAATCACGGAGCACGGATCCATCGTCGCAGGATCGAGGTAGAGGGGGTAGTTCCTGAAATTGATGAGTTCGTCTTCGGTAACGGCCTCGAACCATTCGTCCTCATCCTCGAAGGTGATGGAGTCGACAGGAGAGGATGAGGGGCCATACATGAACTTAAGGGAGTCTTCCTCGGCAAGAATCGAAGAAGCCTCTTCGTCATAGACGTAGCCGCCTCCGAAAGGAAGAGACCCGCACCAACCCTGCGAAGTCTTGAAAGCGGTACCGTAGTCGTTGAAGAGAGTCGTGCCTACAGGAAGCGAGGCAAGATCAACTTCGCTTCCTTCGACCAGGACTCCGTTCTCCGCGGTCTTGACCTCCGCCGTCTTCGAAGAGCAGGCTTCGAGGGTTGCCTTGAAGATGTCGACGACCTCATTGATTTCGTTTGCAGTGAGCTTTCTCATGCAACACTCCTAAATAGTAGTGAAGGATCCTTCAAAGCTTAGAGGAAGCAAGAAATGGGTTATTCCTCTGGCCAGTTGAGAAGATCGACTCGAGCGCCGTTTTCAACAGCGGTTCGGCCCATCATAGCGATTTCGTAGTCATCGAAGACCGAAGAGTAGCGATCCGGAGCAATCCACCCGTCGAAGAGCTTGAAGTAGTAGACCTCGACGATTCGGAGAAGAGTCCCAGGGAGTGCATCGAGGATGTTGATGAAGGTCTCGCATTCTCCCTCTGTGGCTCGGACTATGAACTCTTGACGACTCAAAGTGTTGGTGGTAGGCTCATCTACGAGGGTTTCACGGAGCTTCTCCACGAGCTTCTCGAATTCTTCGGTGTTCACTTTCTTTCTCCTTCTTCGAATTCGTGGCATCCACGCCACTTACTCCATAAGCCCCACGTCAAGACGTTGAGAACGGGGCTTTCAACGGTTAGTTCGGAATAGGCCACTTGGATTCACTCTTCCAAATAGGCTCGGACACAGGCCAACCCACGAGCGGGACCACATCAGCCTTGAATGCGATCCAGGAAAACTCCTGGTTCGTGAGTTTGACATCACCTCCATGCGCTAAATGCTCCCAAGCGTCATGTGTTTGAAGAACCCAGACGCCGTCCTTCTTGACGAACATGAACCTATCGAGAGTCGCGGATTGTCCTTCAGCGAGATTCTCGAAGTTCACCCAAATAGGTCGAGTGTAGAACATCGTCAAAGCCGAGATGATGACGGGCTCACTCTCGAGTTCTTCGAAGTTTTCTTCGTCTCGAGCCTCTTCCACGAGTTCCTCAAGCTCTTCGAGATTCTTGATCATTGTCTTCACTCCTCAGGAGAAGGCCGGAACCTTGATAGCGCTCTTCATGAGGGCCGGAACGCCCCCATGCTTTGTGAAGAGTAGAGCGAGTGCCTTGTCTACGAGAGACACGGCTTCAACCCACTCTCCGTAACGCCACACATTGCCTTCCTTGATGAAGATGAACCCCAAATACTCAATGATCGAACCCGAGTCGAGTTGTGAGAGGTTAATATCCGCTTGAGGCCAGGGCTTCGAGTTCTTGTAGATGTTCATTCGAACCGTCGAGTCTGTGTCTTCGAGGTAGGAGAGTGCGGCATCGAGTGCTTCCCTGTCGAGTCCGTGAGTCGTGTAAATCACTCTTCTTCACCCTCTTCGGCAATGTTGAGGATCTCGACGATCTTTCCAGCTCGACGAGCTTCACGACACTTGAGAGCAAGTCCTCCAGACGTCTCCGAAAGACAAGTACTCTCACTGTACCAAAGGCGGTTCTTGAAGGTGTAGACCCTCTTTCCGGCCTGGACACTAGAGCCGTCATTGTGGATTGCGAAGATGTTCACTCGGTGTCCGGCGTACATTCCCTGGGTCGGAGTGAAGCAAAAGTCTTCTCCGAGGGCGATTTCCTTGGATATGTCGGAGAGGCAAGCAAGTCGAGCGATTTCTTCTTCGATCGCGCTCTTGAGCTTGTCCGAAAGTTCGTAGTTCATGGTTGTTCTCCTTGTAGTTGAGGTCCTCTTCTCGGCCTCATACCTATATTTTATAGGAAAACTTATAAAGAATCAACTGGAACACAAAGAAAACCACCCTCAACAGTGAAGTCAAGGGTGGTTTCTGTGAGATTAACCCCTAACGGGTGAAGGGGTTAGGGTAGACTTCGAAACGAAGCGGAAAACTCGGGAAATACTCGGCGATTGCCTCCACGTTACCTTCAGGCGAGTGGGTTTCAAACCCGTCTTCAAACCTAATCCAGCAATCACCGGTGTGGGCTGATGAGGCGGTGACCTGGAAGGAAGAAGAACCGTTAACGACGACTACATCTCCTCCAACCGCCCTCCAGCCGTCGAGGGGGAGTTTATAGCTGCCGAAGTCGATGGACTTGTTCTCAACGAAGGCTTCGTAAAGCTCTTCCTCGTTCTCGAAGGTGACGGAACCGGCCGGACTAGAGTAAGGACCACGTACGAACTCGGCCTCATTACCCTCATCGGCGGCCTGAGTTAGAATAGAAGCAAGGAACCCGTTGTTGGGGGTGGCGCCACCCTTGGGGTAGTCTCCTAACCAACCCTCGTCGGTCTTGAAGGCATTACCAACCCCTCCGTTACCCCTAGGCCAGCAAATACCAGTGCCCCTGGGAAGACTACCGAGATCCACGATCTCGCCGTCGATCAGGCACTCCTTATCTCCTCCTCCGGCCGTCCTCGTAGTACATGCCTCGAGAACCGCTTCGAAGACGTCAGTGATCTCATTGATTTCGTTTGAAGTGAGTTTTCTCACGAGAAGTACTCCTAGAATAGAGAGTGTCTTACACAAGTTACTTGAAATTCGAAGAGGTCAGTTGAGTCTCTTGAAGCGTGGAACGTAGCCTCCGTCCAAAACCCAATCGGCGAGTTCTACGCTAGACCAGGGGGTGCCTTTGTCGTCAATCCACCCGTCCGGGATTCGGAAGACGAACCAATCGCCGTCATCGACGCTCAAGCAAGTCCCGAGATGGATCTTCTCTAGGTCGAAAGTCCGGTCGTAAATGTCATTGGTGAGAGTATCGGTCACATCTACCTCCTAGATGCAATGTTCGCAGTGGTTGTCTTCGATGAAGCTTTCTTCGATGACTTCGCCCTCTCGAGTTTCACTAGCCAAAGCCCTAAGAGCGGTGAACGGAGCGATATAGTCTTCGTCCGTCGTCCTATTGAGAATGACCTGGAACCCTCCACGGCGATAGACGCGGTCGGGGTACTTCTCTTCGAGTTCTTCGAAAGTCGAGAAAATCACTTTCGCAGCCCCTTCACGATTACGTCCGTGGAAGTCGCGTAGAGTTGACTCCCATTCTTCGAAGACTCATAGAGGAGATTGAAGAGTTCTTCGTCCGTGTACTGCGAGTTTGAGGAGAGCCAAACTTCACTACTCCAAGCCTTCAAGAAGAAGCCGCCACTCGAACTACAAAAGACGGTGTTGGCCGGGAACCCTGTGAAGTCTTCGACCGAGTAGTACGCTACGACTCCGTCATTCCACTTGACTTTGATCTCCCTCTTAGTCACGGAGTCCATGATGCTTTGAAGCTCTTCGAGGCATTCTTCGAGATTCATTCGTCGACCCCCGGATCATAGACGCACTTGAACTGGTCGTTGAAGAGGAGAAAGTTGAACATCTGGTAGTTGTCAACTACGCCTCTTGAGGTCGTAGACCAATCCCCCTTGATCGTCTTCGTGAAGGTTTCGCCACCATAGGAGAGAATCGTCCCCGACTCGAGATCGTAGAGTTCCTCCATGTTGGAAATTTCGAAGAGAATTCCGGCCTCGTTCTTGTCGAGAATCGTGATGGGCTCGTCGAGGTCGAGTTCATAGAGACTTTCACGCACTCGGCTTAGCCTAGTGAAAGCATTCTTGAGTTCTTCACGGGTAGTCATGTTTAAACTCCTTCGAAAGTGTCGGGAATGTAGACGAAGTAGATAGGGAAGTCGTCGGCTTCGAGTGAGACGAAAACTGCGAAGAGTTCTTTCGCGTCGAGAGGCCTATCACGGAAGGTGGAAACCCAAGTCTCTGTGCTCTTCTTCATGAAATAGTCATTGTCGGCGTAGAGAAGGGTTCCAACCGGAAGCCATAGAAGATCGCGATAGTTTGAGATCCCGAACCCTCTCGACTTCTCGTCTCCTGTCTTCCCCTTCACGGGAATTGGCTTCGAGAGCTTCTCCTGGGAGAGTTCACGGAGCTTTTCATAAAGCTTCGTCGTGGCCTCGTTGAGTTCCTTAGCGTCCACGTCTTTCTCCTCTCAGTGACGTTCGGGACGATAGACAAGTCGGATCGTTGCCTCGTCGTCTACGGCTCGGAGAAGAAGAATGAAGAAGTCGAAGTCCGTGAGGTTCCGGTTATCGTAGGAGACCCAGAACCCGTCGGTTGTCTTCATGTAGGCGAGTCCGTAGAACGTAATCGTCGTTCCCGCCGGGGCATTCGAGATGTCTTTGAAGCTCCTCACCATCATCGGGTCGGCTTCGTCTTCCTGACGGATGAAGATGTCGAAGTAGTTCGGCGTGTTGATGAACTCGAGCGACTCTTCGCGGTCTTTGAGTGCGGCTTCGATGATCTTATCGTGGCGACGCATTGTCTTTCTCCTTTCTCAGTAGGTTTCGGGACGGTGAGCGAGACGAACCCTCATGTGAGAATCCACGGCCCGGAGGAGAATGATGAAGAAGTCAAAGTCGGTGACGAACTGGCCATCGTAGAAAACCCACATTCCCTTGGTCGTCTTCATGTAGGCGTGAGTGTTGATCGTGATGGACGTTCCAGCCGGGAAGTCCGTGATGTCCTTGAAACTCTTCACCATCGTCGGTTCGGCTTCACTCTCCTGGACGAGGATGATGTCGACGGTGTCCGGCGTGTTGATGGCTTCGAGCGATTCCTTGCGGTCCTTGATCGCGGCCTTGATGACGTTCGTGTAGTCCATTGTTCTCTCCTTGTAGTAGGAAGGCCTTCCTTATTGGCCTTCATACCTATATTTTATAGGATTTCCTATAAACAATCAACTGGAACAACGAGAAAATCAGCGAGAAATCGTAAAATCTCCGCCCCTATCCGCCTCTTTGAGAATCGCAAGAAAGACTTCACTATGTTCAACAGGAATACCATCCTTGCGAATCCACCCAGGAGTATGATAGGCCTTCATGAAGTCGCTGTGACCAACCCTAAGCCGAACACCAGCTTTGAGTTTGTAGAGGTCGGAGATCGAAGAGACAACGAGTGGTTCTTCGCCTTCAACACGAGAAGTGATCACGATAGGGGTGTCAAGTTCCTCTTCGAAAACTCGCATGGCTTGAAAGAAGAGTTTGTGGAAAGTTTCGACGAGATCGCTATACTCACTCACGAGAAACGGCTCCATCCGGGTAGGGAGGCATTTTGCTACTCTTATCGAGAAGATTGAGAATCGCGAGATCGGACTTTTCGGATTGAAGAAAACGAAGAACGGTCTCCATGTCTCCAGGAGTGAAAGACGCGTGGGCGGACATCTTCCAGTAGGACGGGTTCACCTTCTTAAACTCAAAGATACCCGTTCGGATGACTTGGCCAACCGGGAGAGTCTTGAAGTCGTTGACGTTCACTGGGAAGTCACCTCCAGATTGATGAGAAATGCGGGATTCCGAGAAGCGAGGTAGGAGCCGATGATAAGACTCACGACTTCGAAACTCGAGAGACGAGAACCTAGACCGTTGACCCACGAGTCTTTCGGGAGACTCACCTTGAAGAGTTGAGTGCCATCCGAGAGTTTGATATGAGAACCCACTCCGAGCTTGAAGAACTCTCTAAATGGGAGGTCGAATTCGCCTCCATGATCCTTCATAGGGAGTGGAACGAAGGAAGTCTCGAGACTCTTGAGAGTTTCATCGTAGAACTTCCCGATTTGGCATCGAAGTGCGTAGAGTTCTTTGTTCATTTGAGCATTCACTTGAATTCCCTTTCTAGAAGCTTTGAGCGACTACGTGAGCGAGTTTGATCTTGTCTCCGTAAAACGCTCTAGAGACAAGTTTGTAGAAGAGATCCTTGTCCGTGAGTTGAACACCTCGAGAGTCAATCCAGCGGCCTTCGAACCCGTCGAGTTTGAGAAAGACGAGACGACTATTCGTGACGAGAACATCGCCTGGAACGAAAGTGAGCCAAAAGTCATCGTAGTTGTGAATAGGCTCGTCTAGGTCAATGATCTCGAGATTCACGTCGTACTTTTCGCTGATGACCTTCTCAACTTCGAGACGGGCTAGGTTGTAGTCCGTGAGAAAGTTCTGGAAGACTTCATCGGGGATCATTGGAGAAGCCTCCCTTCACGAGAGTCACGGTGTCTCCATTGTAGTAGTCTTCGATGAGAGTGAAGAAGAAGAAGGAGTTGGACTCCTGGTTTCCGTAACGGTCGACCCACTTCTCGACTTTGCCAAACTTCATCTTCTCGAACTCTCCGTGAGTGGAGGTGGAGAGAATCGTCCCGACTCTCATTCGAGAAAGGTCGGTGAAACTCGTGATAGGTTTCCCGAGATGTGAGACTTCGATAGACACGCGTCCTTGAGGATCGAGTGCCAAGGCGTGTAGGTTAGCCATCTTGATGCGAGTCTCTTCGAGAAAGTTTCTAAGCATGTGGTCTCTCATAGTAGCTCCTTAACTAGTGTAGAGGCAATGAAGGGTTTCTCCGAGAGCGACTTTCTTGACGAGAAAATCGAAGAACTCGAAGAGAGTGTAGTGTGTGCCGGTAGCCGAAACCCAGAATCCCTTCCCACCCATGCGTGTTAGGAAGAAGGTTTCCAGACCTACTTGCACTACGGTTCCGTAAGTGACGTGGTCAAAGTCGGCGGGACACTGGATTGAGAGTGTCTTGGCATTGGGGCTCGGGAAGAATTGGAGTCCTTCTACACAGGAATCGAGGTAGAGTCCAAGCCTCTCTCGAGTGTTTTCGCTGAGTTTGGAGACAAAATCGGCGGGAGTAACAGTGTTTTCGCTGTAAGACTTCCCGTAGACAGCTCGATTGTAGAGGAGACGTGAGACTTCTTCGAAAGCCTCTTCGTGGTTTTCGCCATCGAGACGGTAAGAGACGAGACGTGGGAGTTCGTCGATGTTGCCTGTCTCAACGCAGAACTTGTAGAGTTCTTCTTCAAAGGCGTCGAAGCGAGTTCCAGCGATTCCATCACTGTCAGCGAGTCGACGGTCTACGGAATGGAAGATGAAGTCGAGGGTCGGGTAGTAGGTCATTGAAGTCACCTCAGGAAGAAACAAGCGAAGTCGAAAGAGCTCACCTCGATGAGTCGAGGCTCACCGTTGTAGTTGGCGTAGTAGTAGACCAAGTCTTCTCCATCGTGGTAAGCGCCACACTGTTCAGCGACTTCTACGATGAGCTGGTAGGCGTCTTCGAAGTCCATTTCGTCGAATCCCCCGAACTTTCGGGCCTCAATGAGGATTGCGGACTCGAGTTCCTTGTAGGTAGCCATTGCTTTTTTCTCCTAGAGCCACTCGATGAAGTCCGTGATGGCCTCATCGCTGTTGAATCGGGCGAGTTCCACGTACTCCCGAGTGGAATGGACTCGGTAGAAGTAGTCGGAGTAGTGGAGTGTCTGGTCGATCGGGAACATTCCGGTGGGGAGAACTCGGCGGTGGAAGAACTCGTCGTAGTCGAGGGTCTCGGTGACCGGGTTGAGTCCCTTCTTCGAAACGTGAATCGGAGTCCAGACGTCATCCTTGTTGATTCGCATCCAGTACTCGACGTATTCGCCGTCGACCTTGAACTCCTGGAGGTAGAAGTCGACCGGGGTGAGCCAAGCCACGTCTTCCTGCGGAGTCTTGGGGAGAACCAGGTAGAAGACTCGTCCGTCGTCTACGAGTGCTCCGCCTTCGAAAGCGTTCTTCAAGTTCTCGTGAGTGTAGGTCCTCGTGAAGTTCTCGTAGATGACCTCGAAAGTCCCGTCGGGATTCTTGAAGACGGGGAGAACAGTGGTCTTGTTCGCCTCAACGATGAGCGTTTGCATGTCTTTCCTCCTTGTATGAGGAAGCCTTTTCGGCTCCCATACCTATATTTTATAGGATTTCCTATAAATAATCAAGTGGAAACACAAAACTCCTCCCAACCGATTTGACCAAGCCGAAAGACTCGGAGAAAGTCGATTGAGAGGAGTCCTATATATATGGACTAGAAGGAGCCAGGCTTGTGATGGTCTCTGAGAACCTTGCGAATGTTCGGCTCGAAGAAGTTCGGACCCTTCATCACTTTCCCATCCTCACGATAGATCGGCTTGCCATCCTCACCCAACTTTGAGAGATTGGAGCGGTGGACTTCCTCGAGAACGTCGTCGAGTGGAATGCCAAGCTCAAGAGCCATACCATAGATCACGTAGACGAGGTCAGCTAAAGCGTCAGCGACTTCCACTTCATTGTAACCCTCAGGGTCTTTAGAAGGCGGAAGTGCGTTCTTGATCGTCGTCGAGTAGATACTCGTCCAAGTCTTGGAGCCGTTATCGTAGACTCCCGAGAGAAGTTCGCAAAACTCCTCGAGAATGAGACCAACACGAAGTCTAACCCTCTCCGAGGAAGGACGATGAGGGGAATCATAGACAGGCATATCGTAGACGCGGTGAAACTCTCGAACGAGTTCGGACGGACGCATGAAAGAACTCCTAGGTGGTAGTGAGAAGGCGTGAATTTCGAGTAAAGCGCTCGGAGAGAAGATTGAAAGATCTCTGAGAGCAAAACCCATATGTGGACTCACCGGGGACTCCACAAGACTGCAATGATATCAAGGAAAACGGCGAGTGAGGCGAGAAACCCGAGAAAGCCGAGAACCCTCGAGAGGAAGTGATAGTGTCTAGAAGACGTCTCAGAGACAAGCATCACCGCCTTGAAGAAGAATTCGCGGGAGAGGAGAAAGAACACGACTGCGAGAAGTGCGAAGAGAAACCCGAACGCGACTAAGATGATGGAAGACATAAGAGACTACTCTCCTTCGAGATTGACGATACGGGTGGACAAATCGAAAAGCGGAGAAGAGACAAGACTCTCCAGAAAATCGGAGGGAAACTCGCACTGCTCTAAAGTCACTCCACACTCTTGAAGAAGCCTAAAACCCGCGTAGGAAGGCCTATACTCCCTCACATAGACGACACGGTCGATGTTGTGGTAAGCGATTTTCTTGCAACACTCCCAACACGGACTATCGGAAATGTAGAGAGTAGAAAAACCCTTACGGCTTTTATCTGCAAGAGATAGAACGGCTTCCTCAGCATGAATGGTCCTCACACAGTGGCCATCGGACATGAGGTGTCCAGCCTCATCACATTGGGGGTTCCCCCTCGAGTGATTGACGCCCCAACCAGCAACAACTCCATCGATTGTCAGACAAGCAGCGACTCTACGACGATCGCAAGAACCCTTCGAACTTAGGGCCAAAACCCCCGCACTCATCAACGCGTCATAGAAGACACTGTGCGGAAAGTTGCTATATATATATGGAGTGGGAGTGGAGAGGGTGGGAGAATTAGGGTTCACAGTGTCTCCTCAGCGAAAGTCTCTCTGAAACATATCTCTCCATATATCTCTTCTATAGTTAAGTTGAGTTTGAGGAGTGAGTTCATCGCGAGTTTCGGCTCGAGGATTTGAGTGAGTAAATCGCGAGAATCGAGTTCTTTGATTCCTCTCAGTGAAGTGAGAAGTTTGTCGAGAAGATCGGGAGCGAGTTTTGAGGAGAGAACCTCCGCGACTTCCGTGAACTGGATCTTATCGTAGAAGAGCTTTTGGGCTTCGAAGTCAACCGAGTCGAGAAGATCGCTTAACTGTGAGAGTAAGACTTCGGAGTCTTTCTTCAGGAACGTGTAGACTTCGGAAGAGGGTGAGCCAACCGCGAGTTTGAGAACTCCGCCCTTGATCTTCGGAGACATCGAGAGTGTGAAGTCTTTAGAGTGAAGATAGAGTGTAGAGGGTTGAACGATGACTCTATCGAAGTCGAGGGTTTGAGGGAGTTTCGCTGCGAGGGTTTTGAGAACCCCGTAGACGGGAGCTGGACTTTCACGAGGGTAAGAGTCGAGAATGTTTCCAACCCCATCCGTGTTGAGGAAGACGACTTTCTCGCGATTCTCTTCGAGCCAGGTTTTGAGAAGAAAGTCTCGAACCGTGACGGATTGCTTGCTCCAAAACGTTTGAGAGGCGTCGAAGAGTTTCACGAGAGAGAGAACGGCTTCGGAGTAGAAGTGGAATTGCTTCTCTCCAATGAGTGTGTCTACTTCACCGTTCGGGAAGGTTTCGAGAACCGTCAACTCTCCAAGAGACGCTTTGAAGACATCGTACTTCTTGAACTGGTTGTATACTTCAGCGATATTCACTTGCTACCTCAATCCTCAATGATTTCGAGTTCTTCGGGTTCATCGTCGGGTTCGAAATCCGAAGCGTTGTCGAGTTTCGCGAGGATTTGCTTCATTTGATCCTCTGTGACGACTTCACGAACCGCTTGAATGATTTGAGAGAGTTGAGCCATGACCTCGACCATCGAGGAGTCTTCTTTGGCCTCTTTCTCGAACTCGTGAAGCGTCTTGGCGGCGTCAAGACCATCACGTGCAGAAACGGTCTTGGGATTCTCGACCATGTTTTGGAAGCCGATTTGCATCATGGTCTCGGCGTAGGAGGAGTCCGTGACGAGTGAGTCCACCATCTTCTCGAGGCTTTGAGAGGCTTGAAGAGCTCTCTTCTCGAGACTCTTACGCACAATCCACGACTTCGGAGGCATGTGGTTGTGTACGTGGTTGTAGAGGCTCTGGTAAGAGATGCCCTCACCGATCTCGCGGTACTTCTCGTTTTGAGGCTCGATCATCCGAAGAATCTCAGTGTAGGCGAGCCCGGACAAGACTAGAGTGTTGATTGTTCCAACGAAGTCTCGGCCTTTCTTGCAAACACGGCATCGAGGCTCATAGGTGAACTCTGGGTTGCCTCCGCCGAGGTTGACCGGAAGCGCTTCTTCGAGCGGAGTACCACCGAACACTTTGTCGTCGTAAGTTGCTTTCATCGGTCTTCTCTCGTCTTGCCCCAACCACGCTTACGAGAGTTCGGGTTGTAAGCCCTCGAGAAACTCCCGGAATAAAGGGAAGCTTCGGGGAAGCCGTTCTTGTTGTAGACCTCACGAGTTCTACGATACTCGATTTGAGTAGCCAAGAGAGTCCTTCTCTTCTCGGCCGTACGCTTCTCGGGAGGAAGATTGCGTCTCCACTCCACTAAGAGACCTTCAGTGAGGTCCTCTAAGTGTCCATCAATCCCGTATTTCATAACCCCAGCTCCTCGGCTAGAATACGAAGCCCCTCAGCGGCGACTTCCTTGATGTTGTATACTTTGTTGTACTTCAACCCTGTGAGAGTTGAAACGGCTCGTGAGTAGATGTAGACTTCGTTGACCGCTTCCCGATGAGAGTCATCGAGTTTCAAGACGCAGGCCTTGATGTCGAAGATTGTGAAGTCTTCACCCAGGATGTTGAGAGAATAGCATCCCTCCCTCTTCGAGAGTTCCTCCCAAGCGAGTAGATTCCTCAAGCACCCTTCGAGAATCTTGAGTGCCTTAGTCCTCTCCACGACGAATCCTCCATTCGCGAATACGTTCGAGAATCCTCACAACCTGGCGAGTCTCTCTTTGAAGTGCATCCGCCTTACTCCACAGGAAGTAACGGAAGAAGGCTTGATAGCGTTCGCTTTGAGACTCTCGAGAAGCTCTCGCGGACTTGTCGGTTTGAGTACCATCCATGTATCCTTCGTAGAAGCTATTCCACGAGTCGTCAGCGATGTGTTTAGCGAAAGTGGCTTCTAGGAGAAGATCGGAGACACGCTGTGAGAGAATGATTTGCTCTCGGGAGAGTTTGAGAAGAGTCTCCTCAATGTCTTGACCTGTGAGTAGAGACCAATCCTCCTTCGGGTTGCCTTTACGGTCGAGCTCCCAAATGATTCGACCCTTCTCGTCTTTGAGAAGAATGCCATTCGAGTTCACGGCGGGTTTACGAACCATCACGTAGAGGTCATCCAAAGCCGCTAGGGTAGATTCGAAGACATCTCCGATCATTCCATCCGAAGCGGCTTTGATTTGAGAGAGAATAGCTTTGTCGTCTTGCTTCCAAGTGTAGGAGAGACGACGAAAGAGACTATTCTTCCTGCGAAGTGAAGCGACTCCATCCGAGAGTTTCGTCTCGGTTACGTCGGAGTCGAGGTCTTCCTGGTATTGCTTACGGAGTTTCTCAGCGATTTCTCCGTAAGGATCTTTCCCTTCATCGAGTGAACTCATCCCACTCACCTTCCTTGAATCCTGTGTAGGCGATGGCAATAGCATCGAAGACGTCGGGTTTGACTCCCTTCTCTTCTTTGAGGTTGAAGATCTCAGAGACACTCTGGCGAACATCGTCCTTGGAAGCGCGGTAGTTGCCTGTCACGAACTTCTTGACGGAAACGGCCGCGTACTCTTTGTACTTCCTCTCTCCGAGAATAGCGAAGGACCTCAGGAAATTCTCAGTCCCGAGAATGCGATCTCTTTGACCCATGTGTTGAGTAGGAACACGCTCAACGGCGATGGCGTCGATGTGTCCGATTTTCTCCTCGGCTCTATCCAGGAAGTTACGCAAGGCGACCATACCCTCGATCGTCTTCCCGTTGAGAGTCGTCTCTTTGAAGGTAGGAGAGAAGAGACCCGCTTTCACCAGGACACCATCTTCGAGGAAGGCGTACCCTACGTTAACCGCTCCAGGGTCAATGCCTAACACTAACACTTAGTTCTCCTTCTCTCTAAAGGGGAGTTCGTTTTCGAGAAGATGAGTGACCCAAGCCCACTTTTCGTAGACCGGATCGAGAAGTTTCGGAGTGGACTTGACGATAAACTCCTTCATGCGGTAGGGGTACTCGGTTTGCACCATGAGAATGATGCATCTCTTGAGGCCAAGCCAATGCATGTAAGCGTTCATCTGGTAGACCCACTCCTTTTGGGGAGCGGACATCCTCATGAAAGTCGAGGAAGTCTTCGTCTTAATGTCGAGAAGAAAAGTCTCACCCGAGGGGTGGTCGATGATGCCGTCAACGTATCCTCTACCGTGAACCTCGTGGTTGTGGACTTCACGCTCGATGTTCTCGGGTTTGGCAAGTCCCGCTTGAATGAGTTGGGTTTGAAGAATCGCGTGGTAGGTCTTCCCAATGGAAGCGGCCATCTCAAGCCCCATACTACGATGTTGAGGCTTCGCTTCTCCTAACCCATAAGCGGGTGCTTTGGCCTCATAGAGTGCTTTGGCGTTTGGAAGACACTCCGAAGAAGGGTGAAAATACTTGTCTCCGAGACCTCTATAGGGACCCGAGTCAACCGTTACGGTATAGTGGTCGGGCCAATTGTCGGAGAGAATCGACTTCTCCAGGTAAGGAACGAGAAGTTCACCTCTACCAAGGGAGTCGAGTAGTCTAGTTCCAATCACTGAGAAACTCCTCGAGTTTGTTCATCTGTTCGAGAACTCTAGTCTTCATGGGTGGGGTCTTGTAGGCGTCGTAGAGCTTCTCGAGAAAGTCAATGACCTCAACAATCTTCTCTAGATCCGGCTTGACGGGTTTAGGTTGCTCTTTGAGGGAGAGAAGTTCGGAGAAGTCTCGGAGAGGGAGAGCGATCCAATCCGACTTCTTCGTCTGTGAGCCTTCTTCGTATTCGAAGCGGACGGGGAGTGCGAAGGTCTTACCCATCCCACGCGCTTTCTCCTCCCAGGAGTCAAGGAAGACCCTCTCAAGACTATACGACTTCTTTCTCGTAGCCTTGCAATCGACGAGGAGAGGAAAGTTACTCTCCGTCCAATGTCCCGGAGTTACGCCGTCTCCTGGATCGTTGAACTGGTTCCCTGAAGAAATAGTGAGAGAGAGGCCGAGTGTTTCAGCGACCTCTCTCTCGTGTGTTTTCCAGTCAACTTCCGGAGTTGAACCCTGATTACTCATGTCCTAATTATATAGGAATTCTTATAACCCATCAACCGGAAACCTGGAAAAATTGTAGGATCTAGCCTTCGTTGAGACGCTTCAAGAAGCCGCTCTCATCGAAATCGGATCCTGCGGCGTTGTCGATGTCGAAGGACTGGGCAACTCCCTGAATCTCGTGGCCTTTAAGCTTCGCGAGAACCTTCTCCTTCAAAGCCTCCTGGATCTCCGGATGCTCCTTCACGAAGAGAATCACATTATCCTTGCCGCGGATCTTGCCATCCGGGAACTCGGGGTAGGTGTAGGTTCCTCTCGCCGGATTCTCGATGACGTCCGCCAGCATAGCCAAACGAGTGATCTCATCGAGGAAGTCGATGCCAAACCCGTACTTCGATTCGAGATTGTAGAACCAGAAATACGTGGAACGTCCAGGAGCGGAGAGAGAGTTCTTGTGAACCTTGGCGACAACCGAGAACCCTACCTGCAGGTCATCTCCATCGACCTTCTCGAAGACCTTGCCCTGGCCTCTCTTGAGTTCAACACGAAGAGAAGCGGCGTGTTGCCAGGACTTGCCACCCGGAGTCATTAGACGATGATAACCAGACATGTCTTCACGGATCTGGTTGATACCGATCGTACAAGTCTCGTACTTGCCGGACATGATTTGGGCGAACTGCGAGAATCGGGTAATGGCAAGAGCGTTGCCACCAATGTTCCCAATCTCAGCGGACTTGCCTGTGACTCTCTGGGAAGGAGTACCACCGATGGAGTCGAAGACGGCGATAGCACACTCTCCGGTAGAGACGGCGTCCGTGTACATATCAGTCGCTTGCTCCACGTGGTCCGGGGCTACTACAATAACCCTCTCCCAATCCTCAACGAAGGCTTTCACCCAATCAGGGGTCAAACGGTGCTCGGCGTCGATGTAGAGGCAAAACCTATCCGGGAAGAGCTTGAGGCAATTGTTCACCGCGTGTAGAGTGATTGTCGTCTTACCTACGCCAGGGGCTCCAGCGAACTCTACGACTCGGTTGGTGGGTAGGCCACCGACACCCGTAGCGTAGTCGAGTGCTAAGGAGCCGGTTGAGAAGGTACGGTAGGGTGGGATCTCGGAAGCGAGCATCGCCGACCTCTCACCGTAACGGTTTTGGAGTTGGGTCTTGAGTGATTCGAGTGTTGAAATACGTGCCATGAAAAAACCTTTTCTAACGAAAGAACTCGTGCTTGGGAGGAGTAGTGGTAGTACTCTCGATATCTCTCGTGTCTCTTCCCTATAATCAATCCACTAAATCGAGTGTTAGTTTAATAGGGTAAGGGACGAAAAACAGAAACCTAGTCCTGAAGGTAGTCAAGACGCAAGACTTCTTGCACCATGACACCCCGATCGAGTCTCTTGATTTCGAGAAGAACGGGTCGACCGACCTGATAGAGAATCTTGTTCGGAACCCACTTGTTCGAGAAGACGGTCGCTGGGAAGACCTCCTCATTGTAGGTCACTTCAATGAAGGCCATCTCACCGTTTCGGGCTTGATGAGTGCGGAGACTAGAAATCATGCCACCGATTCTAGCCACCTCACCGACTTTGAGCTCATTCATCTCTCGGGGAGTCTTCAAAACCATCGCATCGAGAATGTCGAGATACTTCTCGAGAGGGTCTTGAGTAATGTAGTTCCCAGCGAGTTCCATCTCAATGTCGAAGATGACATTCTCGTCGGAGAGGTCGGGGACAAGAGAGTCGATCTTGTTCTTCTCATAGAAGTACCTGAGGAGTTCACTTCTATCCGGGTTGAGAGAGTCAAAAGCGCCGATCTTGATGAGATTCTCGACAACGGTCTTCTTCCGCCCACCTCTACCCGAGGTCTTGGAGAGGTAGTCATCGAGAGACTCGTAGGGGCGATACTTGAGAATCTCCTTGACGGCGGAAGCGCCTACGTTCTTGATGTCTCCAAGACCCCAGCGGATACCACTCTTGGTTAGTGTGAATCTCTCATCGGACTCGTTTACGTCCGGAGGGAGAATGGAAATACCAGTGCGTCGGGCCTCCTTCACGTAGAGATTTGCTCTACCCGGATCGGTACGCATGAGAGCCGTGAGATACTCTCTCGGGAAGAAGTGTTTCTCATAGGCACCCCACGTCGAGATCATGGCGTAGGCCTGTGAGTGAGCCGAGTTGAATACGTAAATACCCGCCTTCTCGAGCATCTTCCAGCACTCATTGGCAACCTTCACAGGGTCGCCTACGCACCCTTCGAGGAACTTGGGGTTCTTGACGCATCGTTCGATGAACTTGGGCTTCTCTTCGAGCATCTTCTCGAAGAGCATTTTACCCATGATCTTGCGAATGCCATCGGCTTCTACGAGAGAGTAGCCGGCGAGAACCTGGAAGAGCTTCATGACTTGCTCTTGATAGACCGCTACTCCGAACGTAGAAGCGAGAACCTCGGACATAAGCGGGTGCGGGGTCTTGATTTCTTCCTCACCCATTCGACGCTTCATGTAGACGTCTAGCTGGCCTGACCTCGTAACACCAGGACGGTTGACAGCGATGAGGTCGGCGATGTCTCTCTCGTTTTTCGCCTTGAAATCGGGGAGAAGTGACTTGAAGGAAGTCGTTTCAATCTGGAAAATACCAGTAGAGTCGCCTCCGTTGACTTGCTCCCAAATCTCAGGTAGAGCCATGGTCTCTTCGGGGAGTCGATAGAGACGTTTCGGGTCTTCCTCTCCGTGTGCAAGCCTATCGCACTCCATGAGGGTATCAAGATGGCGAATACCGAGAATATCGTACTTGATGAATCCGAGCTTCTCGACGGTGGGCCCATCGAACTGCGTGACGATCTCATTGTTCTTGACTCGGAGAGGAAGTTGACCGATCAAGGAGACGTCCGAGATTAGTGTTCCAGCGGCATGCTTGGAGGACTGGCGAACCATTCCCACCATCTCGGACATCTTCTCAAAGAGGCGAGGATACTTAGTAGCCCAGGAAGCGAGCTCTCCACCGGTTTCACGAAGAATCTGGTCCCAGGAGACTTCAATTCTCTCCGTGTCAAGGTCCTTGACTTCGTTGATGACTTCGGACATCTTGTTGACGTCTTCGAGCGGGATTTGAAGTGCCCTACCGAGATCTCGAAGAAGACCACGAGCCTGGAGACGCGAGAACGTTCCAATACCGCAAACCCTATCACGTCCGAAACGCCAGGAGAGGTACTCTTTGACTTGTCCACGGTGTGATTGGGGGAAGTCGAGGTCGATATCCGGTAGACCACCGATTCTCTCCTCAACCGAGACCACTTCGCCTACTAGATCTTCACCGAAGTCTTTGTAGTCGATCGACTTCTTCTTGGTCTCTTGAAGTTTGATGCGATCACCAGGCTTGAGGAAGCGTGCCATCACTTCACTGCCATCCTCGAGGAAGGCTCTCTCACCAGGGCCAAGAGTAAGAGTCTCAACTCCAACGTCGATGTAGAGAAGAGAACCTCGCTGAGGATTGAGGAACCTCTCGAACATGAGACCGTATTTAATAGGGTCGATCTCAGTAATGTCGAGTAGGAAAGCTGTTAAAGAGCCTCCACCCGAACCACGAGCAGGTCCTACAAGCCAGGAAGACTTCTTGAAAGGAACGGTCGCAGGATTCTTGGCAAACTTGCAATAGTCGGCTACAATGTTGAAGTAGCCGGGGAAGCCTTTTGCCAGAATAATGGAGAGTTCGTAGTCTAAACGCTCCCGGTAGCTCTCGAGAGTGTCGGGCATCTCAACACCGGCATCGAACTGCTTTACGATCTTCTCCTCGAAGCCGGACTCTACGTTGGAGAGGAAGAGTTGCTCGTCCTTAATAAAGTCCCCAGTAATGAGAGGCTCGTGGAGTTTCTTGCTAATTTCAACCCCTCTACACCTCTCGGCAATCTTGGAAGTATTCTCGATCGCCTCCTCGATGATGTCGTCACTAATACCGTGTCGATTCATCCAGTAGTAGATCTCGTCATCGTCCATGATCCAGGCGGCAGTTTCGCCTCTAGTGTCGAACTGGTCCTGATTCGTGGACATTGCCCAGACGATCTGGTGATTCTCGAAGTGGCATCTCTCGGCGTAGTGAGCATCATTCACTACGATGAGTCCTAAGCCAAGTTCACGAGCCAGGCGAACCTTCCCGTGATTCATCTTGGTGATTTGCTGGCTCACCTCGAGATCGTGAGGGTTCTTAGAGTCGATCATCTGCCATGTGTGAAGTTCGAGGAAGAAGTTCTCCTTCCCGAACACGCTGATGAACTTCGAAACCCACGCCTTAGCTTCCTCGTACTTGTCTTCAACGAGGAAACGTGCCGTGTTGGAGAGAAGACAACCATCAGAGGCAATGAGACCTTCGCTGTACTTTCTAAGCATCTCCCAATCGGCGAGAGGGCGATAGTAGAAACCCTCAATGTAGGCGAGAGAAGAGATTGCCCAGAGGTTTGAGAGACCTTTCGAGGTTTCGGCCCAAACGCAATAGTGAGAGTTGAGTCGAGACTTAGCCTCTTTGGTCTCTTCGATGGAGTCTACGACGTAACCCTCCATGCCGTAGATCGGAGTGATGCCTACCTCTTTGCAGGCCTCTTCGAGAAAAATGTGGCCACTCACCTCACCGTGGTCAGTGAGGCCAACGGCCGTTCCGTTAATCTCCTTGACTCGATCGGCGATTTGCTTGATGGAAGCATACCCGTCAAGAAAGGAGAATTCGCTGTGTGTGTGAAGTGAAACGTACTTACCCATGCTTCCTCCTCAGGAAACCTACTCCCCGCCTACATTGAAGTGGACGGGGAGTAGGGGGAGAGATTACTTGGAGCGGTATTCGCGGATCTGGTCCTGGAGAGAAAGGGAGCCAGCGGAGTTGGAGGAAGGCGCAGGTGCCGGATCACTGTCGGGTCCAAGATGCTTCTTGTAGTAGCCTTCGGAGCCGAGAATCTCGAGGTAGTCCTGGACGGAGAGGTGGAAGAGTTTGGCGATCTTGTAGCGGTCTTCAACCTTCTCAGGATCGCGGAGTTCCTCAACTACGTCACACGGAACGATCTGGTACTTAGTGTCGAGTCCGTTACCGTGGCGAGTGATGGCGTAGTCACGGTCCATGATCGTGCCGTAACGAGCGAAGAACCCATTGAGGTTGTTCCAGAAGTTCGTGAGGGAGTTCTGGACGAAACCAACCTGGGGAACGGTGAGTTTTTCACCAACCTCAAGTTCGAGTCCGAGAGCCTTAGCCTTCTCGGCGACCTCACTCGTTACCTCGACCTCTTCGGTGACATCGGAGTACTCGAACTCTCCACGAGAGATTTGCTTCTCTTCACGAAGAACGGCGAGAGAGATGGCGATGTCACGAGGACGGTAGGGGCGAGTGGTGCCATCCGCGTTCGGCTGGACCATATCCTCGCAAATGGGGCATCGACGGTTCTTGTCAAGCTCCTTGGTGCATACGAAGGTACGACGCTTTCCGTCGTTGCAGGGGATGTACTCGTGGAGACCTACTACGATGGGGTCGTCCGAAAGATTGCGGAGGATCTTGAGGTCACCCTGACCCGTAGAGTCCTTCCAGTAGATCGTGAACCAGGAACCCCCTGAGTTCTGGTTAGTCGACTGGGCCGCCTTTTCAACTGCTCCGAAACCGCTTCTGAATGACATTGTGTTCTCCTAGGTGTATCTATGGGTAGGACTTTAGTCCGTACTACTAATTATATAAGAATTCCTATAATCCATCAACTGCTAGTTGCTTTTTAAGTCTCGCCTCACTTAGGAAGCTCACTTCCCGGTTTTCGAAACGCTTGACGACTTCATCGGGAGAGAGACCGGCAAGATCGTCCGCTTGACCTGTCTCGTTGACTACACTCACACTTGTGTAGTCGCTTAGACCTCTCAAAAGTCTCAAAGCACCACTCTTGCCTGCCTGGTCATCATCGAACCATATCGTGACCTTCGAGTAGTTTCGGAGAAGTTTGATTTGCTCGTCCGAGACTTTGGCTCCAAGCGTAGAAGCGAGTCTTAGACCAGGAAGAAAGCCCTTCTCCTGGAGGGTTTCACCTACGAGGACCGAGAAGATCGACTCTACTACAAGGACTTCGTCGGATTCTTCACCGCCCAAGTAGAGGACTTCACTCTTCGGGAACCCAGGTGAATTCTGGTACTTAGGTTGGCTTTGAGGAGGAAGTGCTCTCTTTTGCCACCCAACCAACTCTCCATTCCAGAAGAGCGGGAGGGTAATGCGGTTCGACTCGGGATCATACCCTACTCTATGGCGAATGATGACGTCATCTGAGACGCCTCGGGAGGAGACGTAGGGGTGAATGAAGTTCCAACCATCGAGAATCTCGGGAGAGTAGGTCGGGATTATAGGTTTAACCCTATAATCAGGCGAGAGAAGTTTGTTGATCTCTTCAAGAAAGGACTTGGAGTCCTGGTCTTGGACGCCTCTAGAGAGTTTCTGGATGACTTTGACGGCACCCTCCCAGGAGCCTTCCAGTTTCTCTAGAAGCCAGAAAAGGTCTCCACCCCCATAGGCGAAACAGTGATAGAGTTTGTCATCAACGCTTAGACAAGCCGTAGGAGTGGAATCTCCATGAGAGTGGTGAGGGTCAACACGGTCGATGAGACAACTGTGAATCAACTCATCGCCATTGGAGGAGTGTGAGAGCGAGATGTTATCGGCCTGGTAGTAGTCGAGAACGTCTTCGGCGTCTATGTTCTTGACGACCTGCAGGTATTGCCTTTTGTTAGCCCTCGCAATACTAGAAAAGCCACTTCTCATTACTCTACTCCAGTCACACTTGCGATGGTTCCACGAGACTCGATCTTCGTTTGCCCCTTGAGACTCCAGTTTAGAAGCCACTCTTCAGGGGAACCACGGCGAATACCGAGAATCTTGAGGAACATAGAGTTGTTCGTGCGAAGTTCACGTGACTGTTGAAGTCCGAAGACGATGTCCGCGAACTGCTCAATCGAGGAGGAGACAGCGAGGTTTTGCATGCCAAGCTCTTCGCCTTCTTGAACGGAGGCTCGGTTCAACTGGACCGCCATGATGGTCGGAAACATCGACTCTTCGTCTTCAGAGATCGAAGACTTGAGGTCTTCCATGATCTCTTCGTAGGCGGAGCGACGATCTCGATAGTCACGTCGAGGCTTGATGAACGAAAGCTGGTCGATGAGAATGATGTCCGCCTCAACTTCACGGGCTCTATTCACGATGGACTGGACGGTTCGATCATCTCGAGTAGGCTTCTCAACGTAGAAGTGGCCAAGAGAAGCGAACTCTTCCTGGGCTTCTTTAAGGTGGAGAACCTCTTCACGAGTGAGGTTGCCGTTGCTAATACTCGTCATGTCTAAACCGCTAATGTAGCCATCAAGGCGATCCTCCATGTCCGGAACGGAGACCTCCATAGAGACGAGTAGAGGAGTGAGGCCTTTCTTCCTCGCTTCAACCGCCGACTTACAGAGGAGTTGAGTCTTACCGGTCTTGGCGTAGGCGGAGACAACAGCGAGTTCACCTGGCCTAATACCACCGATGTGCTTGTCAACATCAGGGAGGCCAAGACCAAACGGGTCGGGGTCAAACTCAGAGACTCGGGTAGCATAGCGTGATTGTCTCTCAAGAACGTTTGAGGAGATATCGGAGCGGTTCTTCCTCTCTGTCACCGAAGCGAGAACCTCCCAGAGTTCCTGGTAGGCTTCACGTGCCGATTCGAGGGGGAGTTCGTCTAGGTCCTCGGCGGCTTTACGAAGAACGTTTTGGACACGAGTCCTCGTGAACCTCTCCTGGAGTTTCTCAACGACCCAAGTCAACGACTCTTCGGGTTCAACAACCTCGATAGAAGGGAACTCTTCGAGAAGAACCCTCTTGGTCGGGGTCTTGAGAAGAGAAGAGTCCTCCCAATACCGCTGTGAGAACTCGAAAGCGTTCCGGTAGAGGGGGTCGTAGATGTGTTCGGGGCGGATACCGAGGTCGAGAATACGGCGAAGATGTCCTTGCTCGATGAATCCGAGTAGAGACTTGTCTAGATCGATCAAAAGATCGGCCTCCTTTCGCCTGAGAGGACCTCATTGATTTGCTTCGACCCCATACTAGGACCCCGATGAGTCTCCGGGGCTCGGAAGTCTTCGATATTCCACCAAATGCCTTTGTTCTTCTCGAAGATCAACGAGAGAACTTGAGGAGGGTAGATGGCTTCAAGGTCTTGCTTGGACTTGTTAGTGGTGATGAGTGTGGTTTGACCCGCCTGGGTTCTTCTTCGAAGAATCGTCTCGATGATCTCCTTGGCGTGAACCGTCTCACGTTCACGGCCTAGATCGTCCAAGAGAAGAACTTCGGACTTGAACGTCTTCTCTTCGAAGAACTCTCGCCTAGCGTAGTCATGGTAGCCGTTGTCGAAAGTCTCGATGAGTTGAGTTGCAGTCGAGGAGTAGCAGGAAACGCCGGACTTGACCAGGTCCTTGAGGAGAAGGGAGAGAAGCATCGTTTTACCAACACCAACTCCACCACCGAAGAGAAGACCAAGACCTCGAGAGATCAACTCCTTGAAGTTGTCTCGGAAGAGAATAGTGGTTTCGAACGGACCTCTCTCCTCGGAGGTGTAATCCGTCCAGTCGAGACGCTGGTAGGTGGAGCCAATGTTAGAGACGCTGTAATGCTTCCAGAGTTGCCATTGGAGTTGGCAATCGCACTCGTAGACAGTTCCACGGAACTTGTAACTCTTCTCACCGCCACAAGTGGGGCAAAACTCGTCAGGGTCTCTCAAGAATCGAGGATCCGTGGAGGCGAGGTAGGAGACTTCACTGTCGGTGAGAAACCGGTAGCGGAGAATCTCTCCCTTAAACGTCCTCATTAGAACTCCTCAAAGATACCAGTGGTGACCGGCTTCTTGGCCTGCGTAGTGGTTACTCCGGACTCGTAGTTGACTTGAGTGGTCATATCGCGGTACTGGGATTCCTGCCAATTCGAGTTGTCCTTGAGGAACCATCCAGGGCAAATCGGACGATCGCCATCGGAGTAGTGTCGATAGCCGGAGTCTCTCCAAAAGAGCCACTTGAGGAGAAGTTTAGGAGAGATGTCTCGGTCCTTGAAGAGTTCGGTCTTCTCGAGTCGAAGCACTGTGTTCCAGAAGAATCTAGCGAACTTGAGCTCCTCCTCACGGGGAATGACTCTCTTCTGGTAAGTCAAGCATAGCCAAGTGTAGTACTCTCCGAGACGACTCTTGTCGAAGTCCTCGACTCGGAGGGAGTATTTCTTCTCGAAGTTGTCAAGCTCTAAGAACTTCATTTGAACCTCCTGAAGTGTTAAATGTGTCAGCGCCAGTTATCGTTCTTGTAGAATCCATCGTAGACCTTGTTGGAGTCACAAGAGAAGACGAGAAGTTGTGCAATACTAGTCCCTCTACGAACGTAGAGAGGAATGCTTGGAGTAACCGTCATTCCAGTCGAACCCGAGTAGCCGGAATCGTAGAGGCCTACCTCACCAGAGGCACCCGACTTGAAGAGAGTAGAGCGTAGAATAGAGATAGCGCATAGAGAACTCGTCAAGTGCACTTTCTCGTAGAACTCTATCTGGTAGGTCTTGTGGGGTTCAAGTTCGAGAATATCGTCGAACTTCACTTCAACGAACTCCGGAAGAATACGCTCCTCCTGGGTCAAGTCGAGGTGTCCTCGGATCTCATACACGTGGTGGATGCGGAGATCAATCGAGTTGCAGGAGATGTTCTCCTGGAGAAGATCGGTGACTACTCCTAGAGTGGCAAGTCGCCGTGGGTTTAGGACCGCTGTGGTCACGAGAGTTCCTTCTCAACTACGGCGATAGCTGCTTCGAGACTCTTGAACGCACTCTTGAGTTCGTCTAGAGGCGTGTTGAGAGGGATCGTGGTTCTTACGACGGTCGGGTTGTTGAGCTTGATGGCGAGAATCAAGTTCTCTTCACGAGCGGTTTCGAAGAGCTCCCAAGCCGCTTCCTTGCTCTTGAGGCGAAGGGCGAGCATTAGGCCACGTCCGTTGTATCCCTCAACGACGTTCGGGTACTTCTCCGCCCAAATGCGGTATTGGGCCGTCATGAAGCGTGAACACTCTTCGACGTTCTTGAGTAGCTCAGGGGTGACTTGCTTGAGGATCTCGAGGCCAGCGGCACATACGATCGGGTTCCCACCGAAAGTAGTCAAGTGGGAGAGGGGTGGGTCCTGGAGCTTCTCGAAGTTCTTCTTCGAAGAAATGACCGCTCCGAACGGAAGACCACCGCCACCAGCCTTACCAATAGTCGTGATGGAGGCTCGAACGCTGTAGGTGTCCTGGGCGAAGAATTGTCCAGTACGACCAAATCCGGTCTGGACTTCGTCGACTACGGTCATGATGTTGTTCTTGTGGCACCAGGTGAAGAGCTCATCCACGAACTCTTGGGGTAGAGCCCTACAACCACCCTCACCCTGGACGAGTTCAACGAATACACCACCCAGATTCTCGAGGAAGTCGGGTTCGAGTTCTTCGATCTGGGTGAAGAAGGGCTTGAAGGGGTCAATCCAGCGAGTGCAAGAGTCGTCTACTCCGAAACCCTCACGGTACTTGGCGTTCCAAGTCAACTGCATCGGGCCATAGCCTCGCCCGTGGAAGGCCTTCGTCAGTGCTAAGACATTCTTCTTGCCTGTGATCTTGCGTACCATCTTCAAGGCGAGGTCGTTCGCCTCCGACCCGGAATTCTGGAAGAAGACTTGTCCCCCCTCGCCCCACTTCTCAACAAGAGCCTTAGCGTACTCGACCTGGGCGGACTGGACGTGCTCTCCGTAGACCGTAGTGTGTCCGTAATCGAGTGCCTGTTCAACAATCGCGAAGGTAGCCTTGTGGTTCCTCGCTCCCAGGGAGTTCACTCCAATGCCGGAAGTGAAGTCGAAGAAGGGTCGGGTCTCTCCGACACCGGAGAAAGAGCCGTACAGGTACGGACCCTCCGCTTTCTCTACAACGAGTCCGTAAGGGGACGGGGAGGTTTGAGCCACGTACTTTCGGAAATCTTGCTGGATGGTCACTTAGATGCTCCTAACTGTGAGTTGCGGAAGATAGAGAAGTTGAAAGGTTCAATGGCGCCGTCATGAGCCCAATTCGTAGTAGGCTCCTGGGACTCGCCAATGAGGCAAATGCGGGTAGGCTTCCACTTCTCAAGAATTTTAAGAACCACTTCGTCCTTGAGTCGTTTTTCCGAAGCGATCGAGAGTGTAGAGACCCAACTCGGATTGAAGTCGTGGTAGAATCCGTCATTAACGGAAAGGGTCGGAATGACGAGAGCACTCGTACCGGGTAGAGGGAAGATTTGACGACTAGAGAAGAACGGGAAGCGTCCGGAAACCTCTATACCCGTCGTGATCGCTCTAACGATTGCGTTGTCTTCACTCTTCCACGGATGCTTAAAGGACCCCGCGACGGGGACGAACTCCGTGAGGGGAGCATCCGAGACGATGATCTTGGTGTTGAGGCAACCCGAGCCACCCTCTACGGAGACATCCTCGGCGAGGCCTTCAATCACCTTGACGTCCTTGAGATCCTCCGGAGTAACGTAAGCAACCGAAAGAGCAGGTCCATAGAAGGCGATCTTGCCGTGGAACTTCTCCTGGTAGAAGTCGAGAACCTCATGAGAGCCATAGAGGATGAGGCTATCGAGGTCTTCGAATACGAAAGTCTCTCGATTGAACTCTTGAATGCCAAGCTTCTTGAGGAACTTGCCAAGAGATTCTCTGTCCTCGTAGTCTCGACTCACCGAGACACGGAGTTCATCCGAGAAGAGGAAGGGGAAGAAGAGAGACTCGTAGGGTGTCGTCGATCCAGTGGAGGCCAAGACCACTCCGACCTTCGTAGAGACGAGCTCAAGCCTCATTCCCTCTACGAAATCGAAGACGTAGTCCGAGGCACTACCTCCGAGATAGTTCGAAACCTTCTTAGCTACCTTCTTAGGGAGGAGGTCAACGGCCTCGAGATACTTCATCGCCTTCTCTTGAAGTGCATCTTTGCGTAGGTAACTCATCGCCTTGCCCTTTCAGCTGAAATAGAACAACCCTTCATACTAGCCCCTGGAAGTCTCCCGAGTAGACGAATGTGGTTCTTGTCTACTAGTTCGGCTCGGTCTTGAGTCTTGAGAGCGACGCAAGTGGAGTAGAGGCCTGGGTCGAAGATGGTCAACTGGTCCGTCTCTTCGTCGATTCTAACCTGGACCCAATCCGGAATACGGAAGACTGAGTCGATGCCTGTTCCCCAGAAAGGAGAGTTAAGTTCGGACATTCCGTACTCGGTTATGAACTCGACTTCACCCTTGTAGGAGAAGGTCTCGTCGAAAAGCTTGACGAACTCTTCACGAGTGTAGTTCCTGGTGATACCTTTGTAGCCTCCGGTGTCGGTGACGATTGGGTTCTCTCCGAGGAAAGGCTTGAAGCCAAGTTTACGGATCTCCTCCATGACGGTGATGAAGAGGTAGGAGATTCCGTAGAGGAGAAGCCTATCACCACCGAGAGACCGGCGAGTCATCTCGAGAACGAGGTTGGCTAGGTTCCCAGCGATCTCGACATTCCCCTGAGGAGCCTTAACGAGACGGAGAGTACTATCCGGCTCAAGTTCTTCACGAACTCCGACCTCGAACATGTAGGCCAGAGACGAGTGAGGCCACTCGGTGGGAGTAGGAATGAAGGCAACGGCGCTTAGACGAGGAATATATCCGTAAACCTCGTGGAATTGCTTGCGGATAGTTCTCTCATAGACCATAGTGTCTTCAAGCGGAGTCCGGGAGTAGTTACCTGAGGTACCCGAGGACTCCCAAACCTTCACAGGCTCAAACCATCCGGACTTGACGAGGAACTTCGACTCCTTGTAGATCTCGATGGGAATCGGGACGATGTCATCGACGGACTCCCACTGGGAGGCATCTTCCCTCTTGAACTCAAGGAACTTCTTGTAGTAAGGGTTTAGTTCGGCCTGGATCTTTGCCATCTCGAGAATGGTGTCACTTGTGTGAGACAGGTTGAGAGACTTGAAGGAGAGTTCCTTCAACCATTCGAACTCGCTATTCATCGCCCTCGCTCCGTTCCCCAAATCGCTACGTGAACTCTCATCGAGAAGTTGTATCCGAGTTCGAGTGCTTTGTCGATGACGAGTTTGGCGTGTTCCTGGCAGGCCTCATGCGTTACACCCTCAGGCATAATCCATACACTTCTAGGACTAATGCCGATGGTGTGGCAAAACTCGTGGACTTCGTCGAGGTCTTCGAGAGAAGCGCAAACGAACTTGAAGTCCGCACTACGAGAGTTGAGCTCCTTGAGAACTTCAGGCCTAAACCGGACTCGAAGAGGGTTACCGGAATTCTCGAGCTTCGGAGAAACAGAGAAGAAGACACGCAAGTCATCGTCGAAGTGAGGAGGCTTGAGAACCCCGGCCGTTTCGAACTGGACTAAGCATCCCTTAGAGAGAAGAAGGTTGACGAGACCCTGGATCTCGGACGCCTGGAGGAGAGGCTCCCCACCCGTGAGAACGACGAGGTCACCTAGCCTAAGTCCGAGACTATCAAGCTTTTCGACAACCTCCTCAGAAGACATTTGATGCTCTTCGAGAACCTGGTTGTACTTGACACCCTCACGATGCTTCTTGGCCTTGTTCTCGGTGAAAGCCCAGGTGTAGGGAGTGTCACAGAAGGAGCATGCGAGAGGACAACGAGAGGTTCTCACGAAGAAGGCTCGACGACCTGTGAATCGTCCCTCACCCTGAATCGTAGGCCCGAAGACTTCGTTAATGTTGAGGGTCATAGTAGTTCTCCTTCCTGAAGTTGTGTCTTGAACTTCTTGAACCCGTACTTGTCGAAGAAGTCATTGAGGGCGTCGATGTCGATTTCACCGGGGAGAAACTCACAACTACTAAGAGGGAAGTTGGAGTAGGTTGCAAGTTCTCCACTCAACTTGATGAGCCGGTAATTAGTACGGACTCGCTCGACCTCCTCTTCGGTGAACTTATCGTACTCTTCGAGAAGAGTGTCGAGATCGCCGTACTCTTCGATAAGCTTCTTGGCTTTGGCGGGGCCGATACCCTTGATTCCTGCGATGTTATCGGAAGAATCACCAGTCAAGGCCCAAATCTCAGGCATACGACGAGGAGTAAGAGGAAACTCGGTGGACTTCTTCTTGTTGAAGATCGTCTCCGGAGCCTTACCCATGGAAGGCTTCACGACAGTGATTTTGTCACTGATGAGCTGGCGAAGATCGTGGTCAGTGGAGACGATCACTGAGGGGACACCAAGTGCCTCTGCATTGAGTGCCGCCGCCGCCATAATATCGTCGGCTTCGACGTTCTTCTCGCGGTAGTGTCGTACTCCCAGGAGACTAAGAGCCTTCTCCAAGGGGCCGAACTGGGTGAGAACCCCGTCCTTCTCCGAGTGAACCCGGTTACCCTTGTAGTCCTGGTCGAGAGAGGAACGATACTCGCTCTTACCCCAGTCGAACGTCCAGAGAATGTGGGTCGGCTGGAAGATCCGGTAGTACTTGAAGAGTGAAGAGAGTGCTCCGTAGACGCCTCCGGTCAACTCTCCATCAGCGTTCTTCAGGTACTCATATCCGTCCTCGGTCTTCCAACGGTGAGCGAAGAAGGCTCGAATGAGAAGATTGTTCCCATCGAGAATGAGGAGAAGCGGATCTTTACTGGCGGCCATAAGTCCATCCGGAATCTTCCAAGGCCTGAGCCCTCTTGAGTGCCTCAACGTCTCCAACGGCATCGAAGTAGAGAATGAGGTTGTGAAGAGACTTCACGGCCTGGTCGGCGAGAGGCTTCCACTCGAACTTGAGTGCGGGCCAGTTCTTGTCACCCGAGTCTTCAACCGACTTCCAGGCGCTGAGATTGAGTCCGGCGGCAAACGGAGCAGTAGTATCGTTACTACGAAGGTTTGCCGGGACCTTCTCTTCGAACTTCTTGTAGAGGGAGAACTCCCAGAGAGTGTTCATTCCCAGGAGGTGGATCTCTTTCTTGCAGGTCGCCTGGAAGTCTTCACTAAAGAGGAAGGCGGCACGTCGACGGGAGTGTTCCCAGGACTTGTGGCTTGTGGAGAAGGACGGGAGTTCGATGTCGGTCGGGGTCTCGAACAGGAGATCGTACGGGATACCAATCGTCGTGATTCGGTCATCTTCCTCATACTCTCGGAGAAGTTCGAGAACCTTGTCTCGGTCGCCTCCCTGGAGAACCGCCATGATTCCAGTCCCGTAAGGGATCTGGTTGTTGGAGTCGTCCAGGAAGGAGAAGGTGCGCTCTCGGGTCTTCTCGAGGTTCCCGAGGACATCCGGAGCAATGACCTCGTAGGGTTGAATCTCCGAAATCATGTCGAAGAAGCGAGCTCCGTAGAACCCTTCACCGAGCTCGTCCGCTCCGTTATCGAGGATTAGAGGAGCGGTTCGGTTCTCGTGGAGGCTTTGGGTGAGCTTAAGGGTGCGCTTCTTGTACTCCGGGGATTGCTCTACGAGGTGTGCAAGAGCGTAGGACATGGAACCAAGGTCCCAATGTTGCGCTGCGAAAGGTGGGTTAACTGCTGCTTTCATATCAACTCCTTACTAATATTATAAGTTTTCCTATAAAAGACTTCAACTGGAACAGGTTTTTAGGAACGTCTTTTCATGTTCGGGATTGAACGGAATTGCCTTGGGGAGGTTGAAGTCTACGCACCACTCCTCGATAGGAGCTCGATCACCACAGGCATGATCGAAGAAGGCTTGAACGAAGCGGAGACACTCCTTGAACTCTTCCACGTCAACCGTGCCCCAGAAGAAACGGAACTCAACCGTGCCATGCTTGCGGAGACTACGAAGATTCACTCCTGTCCTAGGCGTAACCGAGTAGGTGCGGCCCTTCCCATTCTTATGTCTCGGATAGTGGGCTTCTACGAGTTCGTCAATCGTCTCCGCCTTGAGAGCTTCTTCCACGCAAACAGCGGGAACAACTCGATACATCCAGGAGTTGACCTTCCCGCGGTAAGACTTCCAGTTCTTAACCGACTCCTCATCAAGCCTACCAGGGTTGGGAGTAGGCGAGAGCTGGTACTTGACGAAGTCCTTGATCTCAACGGAGTAGGTGAGAATCTTCTTCGCTTCCTCCAGGGTAACTCCACCGATGTGAATGTGAGTGAAGGAGCGATAGTTGACTCCAGGGTTGCAAACCGACTTGAGAGTAGCGAAGTTCTCCACCAACTGGGAAGCGGTCAAGGTCGGAACCATGCAGATCTCACCACCCATGTGAGTGTGGCCATAGGCGGTACCATCCAGGTTGCAAACGTCGGTCTCTTTGGAGTCGAGAACCCCTAAGTAGCCTGGGAGTTCAATGCGAGTATCCCAGTCAGTCCATTCGAGTTCGGCTCCCCAGGTGTTGATCATTAGATGCGGCCTCTCTTGAAGAGTTCGAGAACCTCATTGCGAGAATTGATGTCGAAGAAGAAGTCGCCTTCCATGCAGGAAGTGACGGTGGGAGCGGAGGAGCTAACACCACGAGTACTCATGCAAGTGTGAGTGCCTCTCACGATGACAGCGATGTCATTTGCGCCGACCATCTCGCGGATCTGTGCCGCAACCTCATTCGTGAAGTCCTCCTGGAGAAGAGGAAGGTTACCGATCGTCTTCACGAGTCGAGCCAACTTCGAGAGGCCAACCGCCCTACCACCAGGAACATAGGCGACGTCCACATCGTAGATCACTGGGAGGAAGTGGTGGGGGCAAAGACCTGAAGCCTTGATCCCGGACTGGGAGACGATCCCGCGATAATCGGAGGGGAAGGAACTCAACTTGTAGCGGTAGAGTTCATCGGCCACCTTATCGAGAGGACGGAAGTGGCCGAGAAGGAAACGAGAAACTCGACCAGGAGTCCCAGCGAAGTTCTCGTCACTGAGATTGCATTGAAGACCCTTAAGAGTCTCTGTCATACCCTTGGTAGCCTCTTCGAGTCTCTTGTCTTCGCCGGAAGAAGGGGCACAATCCTCACAGAAGAAGAAAACTTCCTTGTCGGTGTAGACGTGAGGAGCCATGTAGGCACCTGAATTGTGCACAAGGCTATTCACCTTCTTGCCACTCTCCAGGAGCTCGTCATCGGTCTTGCGGCAAGAGATGCAAACTCCGGAAGACTTCTCGATCTTCTTGAGTGCTCCTGCCGTGTAGGAGAAGAGAGTAGAGTTCATGTTGTGTTGTCCTAGTTAGAAGTAGTTGTCGTACGAGGTGTGGAAGTAGATCTCATCGCCTTCGAGATCGTGAATGCGCTGTACGAACTCCTCCACGAGTTCATGCACGTCCTTGTCCGGATCAGTGATGAAAACGTAGGGAGAGTACTCACCGCTATCAAGAAGGAATCTCTCCTTGAAAGCTTCGTCGAACTTCTCCTCGACCTTACGATGAAACTCTTTGTCCTGGGGACGTACGCCGTCGTCTTCGAGTTCGAGGAAGGAGGGCATCTTTTTCAGGACTCGGAAGGTAAAGAATTCACTCTCCTCCGCTTCGCATTCGTCGATAACCGGGAGAGAAACCTCACCGCCCTCGGTTAGTTCGGCATAGACTCTCTCGTCAATCGCACAACGATCCGAGATGAGGAAGAGAGGGTCACGGAACGAACCGTACTCGTGGATCTTCTCATTCCTCTTGGTGGAGCAAGCGGCGGGTAGAAGAGCCTCACCCTTCTCGCCATTCTCCCAGCCCTGCTCTTTCATGACTTCACGAGTGAAGGACGGGAGAATCTCCGGCTTCCTCTTCGGATAGAGTCGCTCAAGCTTCCGGGAGAGTTCCTTGATGAAGGTAGTCTTCCCGGAGCCGTGAACTCCCGAGACGCTAATGGCGAACATTAGGAAAGCTCCTTGAGGTTCTCAAGCGTCGACTTGATGAGAAGATAACGCTCCTCACTAAGACGTCCGCTGTTGTATAGATTCTCCGACAACTTGAGAACGAGCTCCTCGGAGAAGTCTCGAATATTCTTGTCGGTGCGTGGGATGTCGGGCGCTACACCCTCGCTATCCTTGAAATAGCCGAGGTTTTCGGCGGCTCGAACCCAGGAGCTAGACTTACCGAAAAGTCTAGCAACTTCTTGAGTCTTCATTCTATCACTCCCTGATAACAAAACGAGGAGACGACCAATCTCCGGGCTTGACAAAGGGTCGAAGCTCCTCAATGCTAATGGAGCCCGACTCGATTGCCTGGTCAAGTTTTTCGGAAGACAACGTATAGGAGACAGAGGCGGGGATCTCAACCCTGTCGAAGAGAAGATCCAGGTTGTCCTTGAAGGCCTCCTTGAGACCCTCCGAGTCGATGGTCGCCTTCTTCCGGGCCCCACCCTCTCGACAGAACTTGACTCCATCGCTGGAGACAAGACGTCCAGGCATCTGGGACACCGGAGTGTCACTTTCGACGCCTACCGACTCGAACTCTTCGTCAAGACTAGAGAAGACGTATTGACGGAGGAGTTCCTTCCTGGCCTGAAGGGCGTTGAGAATCTTCTCGGAGCGGTGGTATTCGGCGGCGAGAAGATCGACTTCCTCCTGGGTGAGCTTACGAGGCTCATCGAGGGTGAGGTTCTCGAGAAGGTTCTCTTCGTAGTCGAGGAGAGCCGCGGAGAGACTTTCAAGAGCCCCGGACTGGAGTAGTTCCGTGGTCGTCTTCTTGAAAGACTCGACGGCGGCCTTCTTCGTCTCCTTCTTGGCCTTCTCAGGCTTTGAAGAAACGATCGTGGTGAGGATCGTAGCGAGTTCTTTGTTTGACATGATTGCCTCCTGAAGGGCGGGTAGGTTTCTCCTATACCATTATTTTATAGGAAACCCTATAAAAGGTCAACTTGAAAGGGGACGAAGTTGTTGCGTCAACATAGAAGTCAACTCTTCGACGGTGGGTTCAATGAGAGTCTTGGAGAGGTGGTCGACTACGAGACGAAGTTCCCCGTCCTCAGGAACGCCATTCCAGGAGGCACCAGCCGAACAACCCGGCTTGACCCAGGCCTCCCCATTCACAGAGATGGTGGCATTGAGTGAGACGTCCACTCGAACTTGCGTGATCTCCGCCATCTTAGTCCCCGTAAGTTGCCATTGAGGTCGGAGTCTCGTAGAGGTGAACCCTCTTCACGCGAACTTCGCCCTTGTTGAGAAGGTTACTCATCCGACCGAAAATGAAGGCAGCGAGGTTCTCAGCGGTAGGGACGAAGGAAGAAACGGAGAGATTCCAGTTATGCGGAGTGTCCTTGAGCTTGAGAACCCAATTCTCCTGGTCGACTCCCTCGATCTTGTCTTCGCCAGAGACGTGACTAATGCGGTAGGCGTCGAGAACCTCTCCATCGCCTACGTAAATGAGAGTACCGTGGTCGAAGAGGTCGTGAATTTGAGTCTTCATAACCTCCTTGAGGTCGCCGAAGTCGATGACCATACCCTCGGAGGAGTTGTCGGGGTCGTCAACGAGAGGACCTTCGACCTCAACGAGAAGACGATAGCGATGGCCGTGAGGATTACGACACTTCGACTTGTGGTTAGGGACTCGGTGTCCCATATCCCACTCAACTTCCTTGGTAACAGTGAACTTTCTCATGTTCTTCTCCTAGTTGGTGAATTGTGAACTTGTACAAACTTTATGTGCGTCCAGGTCATAGCGTGGTTCTACGAGTCTAACACTCTTCAACTTGAGTGAAGGACCGAAAGGAACCGGACTCGTCCGGCCTACGACGCTTAGAACTCGCGGGTATTTGCGGTCTAGAGAGGACCAATTAGAGCGAATCGCGTTCCAGTAGGCCTGGTCTTCTCTAGAGGGGTAGAGTTTCCCTACCTGGACACGTTTCTTCCCGGAGAACACGGACAGCGTAATGTAGTTGAGTAGAGGCTTGTTCTTCAATTGCCTCTCCTCGGACTTCTTGGAGAAGCCATCTACGAAGACGTAGAAGTGGCCCTTCTCGGCGTAGGAGAGAAAATCTCTACTAAGCCCGGAGGCAACGTGCTTGAAGGTTAGACCCGGGATGCCTTCCTCGAGAAGGAGATCGGCCACGTCTTCGAAGTGTGCTACGTCGGTGTAGAAGGGTGAAAGCTTTGTGCTTCGAGTACAACACTCCTCGAGGAAGCTTCTCCTCGCATGGAAGCCGAGTTCGGAGACTTGAGTCCCGCTATACTCGTAGATGTCCTGGAGAATAAGGGTGGGTGCCCCGAACTTTCTCTGCAAAAGGAGGGAGGCTTCGGGGAGGCAAGCGAAGACCTGGAAGGTTCTCACGGTGGAAACCGAAGGAACACTAATGCCTGAGACAGTGAGATCCTCATTTAGACACCCGAGTTGCCCGAAGAAAGTGGTTCCATTGGGGAGTTCTTCATTGAGCTCACTAGTCAACTCAGGGACCCAGTCGGCGAGATCGACTCCGTTGCCAGTCTTGAGAGTGACGACACCTTCGGACTTCTCAACGAGGACACCTACTCCGTAGTACCAGGGAGTGAGAACCCACCCTTCTCCGGGGATGGAGTCCGTGGCCATTCCTGGCACTCCGACGACTTGGTAGATGTCTTTCATACCTATATTTTATAGGTTTTCTTATAAACAATCAACTGGAAAGTGCGCCCTACGGGACTCGAACCCGTACGCCATAGGCGGTGGATTTTAAGTCCACTGCGTCTGCCAATTCCGCCAAGAGCGCAACTTCCCCAGGCACTGAGCACCGAGCACCTGGGGGAGAGTACCCCCACCGGGACTTGAACCCGGAACTCGCGGATTAAAAGTCCGCTACTCTGCCAATTGAGTTATAGGGGCAAGTTCTCACCGATGCGATTTGGCACTTTTCTCATCGGTGAGACACAGATTTGTTAGCCTTGTCAAGCTTCCTTCGTCTCAACGAGTTTGTACTTGGCAATACCCCATTCATCTGGGGTACGGTAGCCAATCCGTCGCGCTCCACGATACGCATCCGTTTCCGTAGGGTAGGCATGGACGGAGGGCTTGGTCGACGAACCGCCGCCGGTCTTAAGGTCTCCAGAGGACTTTTCGAAGATGATGTAGACTTCCTCGAGCGGGTTGATCATGAGCTTCTCCTTTGGTTGTTGTCATGTCGCTTCCGGACTAGGATTCGAACCTAGACCAAGGGCACCAAAAACCCTTGTGCTGCCATTACACTATCCGGAAAAGAGGAGAGACTAGTCGCAACCCATTTTCACTCATACTAGCCTCTCCAGTGCCTCCGACAGGACTCGAACCTGCAACCTCGGGATTAGAAGTCCCTCGCTCTATCCGTTGAGCTACGGAGGCTAACTCTCGCCCAGGAAGGAAAGACAAAAACTGGGCAAGAGGGTGACTCTCACCGGGCTTGAACCGATGACCTCTTGGGTGTAAACCAAGCGCTCTACCAACTGAGCTAGAGAGTCTTGAACTCTTTACGGAACTCTATGAAGAGAACCGACGAGTTCGTCGTAGGAACTAAACTTGCCTACGAGAAGATACTTCTCGAGTGAGAATCGTGCGTTCCTAAAGCCGGATTCCAGAACAACCCTTCCGGTCGAGATGATCGGAGAGAGGAACTGGTAGAGGTAGTAGGCGTCTCGAGTAGATTCGCCCTTTTCGTACTCTTTAGTGAGAGAGTAGTAGGGGCTAATTTCACTGAGAACCCACTTCGCGAGTTTCGAGATCGGCTCACCCTTGCGGAACGGAGGGAGTTTCGCCTGGATAGCGAGTTGGATGCTGTTCTGGACGCCATCCTTGGGAGCACCCGTGAACTTCTTCGGGGTGAAGACGTAGCCAGAAGTAGAGCCTTTTCGAAGCATCGTCACGCATCCCTTGAAGTACTTGGAGAACTCGGACTCGGTCCAGGCTTCGTCGTTGAAGTCGACCTTGTAGCCGGTTGGCGTGATCTGGAAGTAGTGAGGCTCATAGAGCTTCATGTCGATGAGGACTTCGAATTCGGGGAACTCACTCATGATTCTTCTCCTTGTAGGTGAGGTTGTCTTCCTTATACCTATATTTTATAGGAAAACCTATAAAAGGTCAACTGGAAGCTTCACCATTTTCCGCTTGAAAAGCAATGATCTCGAACTCGCATTGGGAAATCATGGCACGATAGAAGAACGAAAGCGCTTTGAAGAACTCAACCCCTTTCTTAGCATTGGTGACGACCATGTGAAGTACCTGGAAGGTGACACCGTAGTCGGTCGGAATAGAACCACGAACGCGGAACTCCTCGAAGGCCCCTTCGTAACTCTCTAAGAAGACATTGTCGGCATCTTCACCAGGATTCCACTGTGAGACCTTAGTGAAGAGACGAGAGAAGAGTTCGACTTCGAAGATGTCTCCTCTCTCGAGAAGAAAACTATAGAAGGCATCGAGTTCTTTGCCTGAAGAGGCGCTGTGTTCCTCTAGAAACTCCTTCGAAATCATTAGAACTCCTCGTAGATGCCGTAGTTTGTAGGACGCACGTACTTCTTTTCGCCGACTTCGACGAAAGCCTCACCATCGTGAGTCATGATCTTCTTGAAGTGACCTTCCTCGAGAACACGCCCCCCAGGACCTGTCACTGTGTAGCCCGCCCAATCGCGGAAGTCATCGTCGGGCTCTTCGTACCTATCCGCATCAATCTCGGAAACGTACTTGCGCCCCTGGACGATGAGTTCTCGGCAATGTCTCTCGTTCTCATCATTGAACATTACGAATGTCTTTCTCGGGTCAACTTCGTCACGGAAGAGTTGTGCCTCTTCGCTGACTCTCTCGAGTTCCTTGTCAGGGCCAAGCGGATCAACGGGAAGTTCGAAGTCAATCGTGGCCGGGAGGCCGTTGCGGGAAGCACGGGTCCTGTTGAGGTTCTTGTGGCTCTCCTTGGTGTCCTTCGGGAAAGCAACGGAAGCGAGGTTTTGCCTCTTGCCTAAGCCAAGAGCCTGGCTATCGTAAGAGCCGTAAGCGCCACCGGTACGAGAGTGGAGGAACCCGTACCCGGAGGTGATGCTAACCTGTTGCTTGACAGCGATGTCAAACGTACTACAATCCTCGCTAGGCTCGAACTCGGACGAGGAAGAAGTCAAGCCGTTGAACTCGAGACGGTCAACGACGTCACGAGAGATCGACTTCTCTTTGATGTAGTAGGAGTCACGGAGGAGAAGACCGTGAGCATCGTACTGGTAGCGTTCTACGTCAGGGGCTTCACTATCCCGTACCTGGTATAGCGGTTGGCCAAACTCTCCAAAACGAGGGAAGTTCTCTCTCGGTACATGTCGATCCTCCGAGGAGACATAGTCTCGGTCCAGAACTCTTCGATCGGAGACGTTAGGTTCCCCGAGACGATCGTTAGTGACTCGCTCATTCGTGCAGGTGAGACGAGATCTGCTCGAAACTGAACAAGTCCAAGAAGTCGGAAGAAGGTCGCTTCGGAGGGAGTAGGATCGACTATCTCTAAAGATACTGCGAGGTTCTGGAGAAAGTCCTCCCGGTACTTGAGCCGATAACCCGTCGAAATAGTCAACCCAACGGTCGAGACACCGTGTTTCTTTCTTCGTCGAAGTTCGGTAATCCAACCCGATAGAGCGAAGTCTCTCCTTAATACTACTGGGGTGGAGGGGTCTACGAGTGAGGGGTCCAGAAGATGCAAACATTCTCCTTCCAGCGCGGTTGTACTCCTTGCCAGTGACTCGAGGTGAGAAGTCTTCAACCACCTCAGGGACTTCGCCGGTGTTGCAAAGTACCCGATAGTACTCAAACATCGTATCGTTTTGTCTCGAGAAGGCGGCGTAGAGCTCCGCGGCGGGGTTTGTGGTCGGAGCGAAAGTGAAGACGAACCACTGTGAATGAGAAGCGTGAGAGGAGTGGTGGAAGGCTCCATCGGGGAGGCCACTTCTCCACTCGATAGTCCCTAGATAGAGGTGAAGAATGTGGTTCTTCTCGAGCCACTCACAACCAGATCGAACCGGCTCAAGCCACTCAGGACGATACGACTCGCCCTTCATCCCCCTTTTCCAGAAACACTCCTGGCGGACGGAGTAGCTCCCGAGGACCCAACCATGACCCTTCTTCGTGATGAGTTTCTTGAAGAAGGGGTAGAGTGAGATGGCTTGCAAGGCTCCGGACGGGCAGCGTCCGTTGATGTGGTCGAACTCGAAGAGGCAAGACGGGTAGAGTTCTTTCTCTACGAGGCTCAAATCAATGCGACCCCAAGTTCTCTCCTTGTTCCCCCACTGGATAGTTCTACGATAGAAGGGGTCAAGCATGATGAGATCAAGGGACTTCACGTAGTTGTGAGTAGACCAAACCGTGCTCTTGGTCTTGTCGAGCTTCTCAGTGAGTCTCTCGAGTGAGAAGAAGCCGAGCTCTGTGACGCTCTTGGAAAGCTCGATCCAGATTTGAAGACCAAGGAAGGATTGAACTCCCCTCTTCCTAGGGTCTCCATTGTAGCAATTGGAGACAACGTCCTCCACCCATCCCTTGGGGAGGAAGAGGGGAGTGGTATTCTGGGTGAGTGCTCTCGCCTGGAAGACCTCGGAGTTGATCTTCACGCCTTCGAACCAGAGGTTGTTCACCCAAGCTCGAACGTCCTGGATCTTCACGTGAGGCGTAGGAATGCGAGTGACCTCTTCGAGTTTCCTACCAACGTAGACGGTTCGAAGTTTCCCTTTGTAGACCAAATGACGCTTGAGACGAGTCTTGAAGAGTTGAATAGCGCCCTCTAGACCGTACTTCACCACGTTCTCAGTGAAGAAGACGCGGTAGAACTCGACAGCTACGAGAATCTCATTGAGTTCAACGTTGTCCTTCTCGGTGAACTGGGAGAGACTCTTCTTGAAGAAGGTTTCAACTGTGTTGCCTTTGTTCTTCCAGCTCGTGAGACTCTTGCCTAGAAGAATGTAAGGCATGTACACATCCTCGACGACTTTGTTGAGGAAGGTATCTAAAAGTTGTGAAGCCATCTTAGCCTACTCTCTTGAAGAAACGCCTACCCCCTTCCTCCGGGGCAGGGTCTCAATAGAACTTCCCAAGAGAAAAGAAGAACTATGAGTTGGAGGAAGGGGGTAGAAGTCTAGTGTTCTACTTCTACCCTGCCTGTTGAAGTAGATGAGAGTTGTTAGCTCCCTACGTCCATCCCCTCCGGATCAGGAATGGTGGCCTTCCCTACAAGGAAAAGAAGACCACCCCCGGAAGGGACAGAAGTAAGAGGCTAACCTTGCTTGGTAGCAAGAGGAAGCTCTTTACTTCCTATACACATAGTATATAGGTTCTCTTCGAAGAAAACAACTGCAAAACGAAAATTGCTCCAAATTGCCTAGAAACTCCCGGAATCTCAAGAGAAATTGCCAAAGGTTGTATGGCATTAAGAAACTCTATTGTATAGCTTCGCAGCAAAGACACTCTCGGAGAGGTGTCTCGGTTGGGTTAGAGCGATCGCCTGAGCCTTGCGAGGGCGGGAGTGTAGCGACCCAACCAGAAGATGAGAAAGAGTATTTCTTCGAAGACGTAGTCTGAGAAGAAGACTCTTTGAGTCTTCGCTTACGAATACCCGATAGGGTATGAGTACCGTAATCTTTGATTACTAATGCCAAACAATCTTTACAATAACCGTAGAGAAGTGAGGAGGATCCGAGAAAGGGGAGTGCGCTTTCGTAGAGACTCGCGTAGAGGACAAAGAAATCCACCCTCCACATCGCCGTTGATGCAAAGGGTGGACGGCTAAAAGTACGATCAGGCTTTGTCTTCCTTCGACTTCTTGAAGAGTTTCTTCTTCTTGAGCTCTTTGAGGAAGTCGAGTCCGAACGCTTCCTCCGTCATAGAAGACGAACGAGAGAACGACTCTTGAGTGCCTTGAAGCGAGGAGGAGAGAAGACGTCTTTCGTTGTTGACTCCCCAAATGTACTCTTCCACCGTGTCTTCATAGTAGTAGAGACGCGATTCGAGTCCGTCCAGGAACGTGTCGGCCCTGTCGATTCTATCGTTTCTCTGCATGAGTGTATCGTAGTCGTAGGGGCAATCGAAGTTGATGACGACTCGTGCTTCTGGCATGTTCATTCCATGCGATCCAGCGTCAGAGGATAGAAGAACATTACATTCACTGGTTGTCTTGAACCTCTTTTTGGCCTCCTCGTTTTGGAGAGTCGTCTGGCCACCGTAGTGAAGTGCGTGGTTGATTCCACGAGACTTCATTTCACGCGAGATGATCTTGAGACTCAAGTTCGTCCAGTGCGTGAAGACGATGACTTTGTCTACACCCCCGACAATCGATTCCACGTCATCTAAGACTCGCTCAAGCTTTGTCGAAGTGGACGCCGAAAGCTTCTTGAGGAGTTTCGGAGGAAGTTCGAGAGCGAGTTCCGAGGTTGTCTTCAAGAGTGACTCCCCCGTTAGGCAAGAGTAGCGGAGGAGGCGGAAGAATTCGAGTGTACGAACCGACTTGCCATCATAACGCCGGTCATCCTCAAGCCACAGGTCCTCGAGGTAGTCGTAGAGTTCCCGATCTTCCTTCGAGAGTTGGAGAGGAATCGCTTGGAATGACATCTCCTTGAAGTACTCACGGACGCCTGGATCGGATTTGCGGATGGCGAGAGAGTAGGGAAGTACTCTTCTCGGGGCCAAACGCACTTTGTCTAGGCTATAGATGTACTTGCGATTCTCTTGCTCGATGATGCGACCTGACCGGAGGCGAACCTTATACGTCCTCTTCTCAACATGGTCGAGATAGTCTTTGCGAAAGTCCTTAAGGGTTCCGAATGGGTTCTTCTTCGACCACTGGAAGACCTTGAAGTAGCGTTCGGCGGAGTTGCCTACCACAGACGCCGTCATAGGCCAAATTATGGGCGTACAAGCCTTGAAAAGTGACTGGAGACCTTCACGTGCCTGGTTCCCGTTCACCACCTTCTGGACTTCGTCTAGTACGAAGAGAACTCGCTTTCCTTCGATGAGATTCTTGAGGAGCTCAAAGTCGACCGACCTGCGAGCTTTCTCATAGTTGAGAATGTAGACGTTGAAGTACTCTTCTAAGTCATAGAAGCGCTTTCTCGTCGCCTTGTCTCTATCCGGAATGCAAGGAGTGAGTGTCGTAGAGTTCTCATAGAGTCTCTTGATCTCCGGCTTCACGGTTCGGAGAGTGAAGAAGAGGACTAAGTCGACTTCGCCTTGGTTGATGAGGTACTGCGATCCGGCCGCGGCAACCACTGACTTGCCTGTTCCTGTTCCCATATTGAAGAAGTAGAACGGGTCACCCGACTTCTTCCTCTCTAAAGCCAGGTTGAGTGCCAGGGTTTGGTAGGGGAAAAGCGCACTCTCCTCTTGACCTCTCTTGAGAGCAAGTCCGGGAATGTCGAGAGGCTTGGTGTAAGCCTGGAGTTCGTGGTAGAGGTTGATGCTCTCCTGAGACAAGAGGACGTCTAGACCTACTTTGTTGAGTTCTTCACTGACGTCTTCGGGATTATCGAAGGGGTTCTTGAAGAAGACGTGGAGACTTCCCTGCACTGGGATGACTTCTAGAGGAAGCTTCCTTTGGCTAATGAGTGAGAACTTCTCAATGAAGACCTTTTGCTGTTTGGGGAAGTCGCCCTTTCCAGGTAGGATCACAGCGGTCTTCTTTGAGTCGGAGTCGTGGAGGAGGTTTTGAAGCTCCTCCATGCTCGTGAAGACTTTCGTTGTATTCATACCTATATTTTATAGGAAAACCTATAAAAGGTCAACTTGACTACCGTTCAACTTCGTAGTGTGGAGTAATTTCGCACGAGTACACATAGTCCGTATCTCTCATCATGGTGACTTTGAGCTTCATCTTGTTACCGAGTTGAGGAAAGACGAGACGAGAGTTCGGGTCGAGGATAGCGTTCGTAGCGTCGAGGAAAGTAGTCCCACCATCATTCGAGAGCTCGTACTTGATCGTCCTCTCGAAGAGTTCAACAGACGAAGTGTAGAAAGGGAGGGTAGAGGTTGAAGTAAGTTGAAGAGTACGGGCCTGACCCTTTGGGAGATAGGTAGTCTCAAACTCTTCCCAGGCATTTGAGGCAACGCTGGTGAACGACACGGTTGAAGTCCCGTAGGAGAGTTTGTACACAGTCCCAGGCTCAAGAGAGTAGACCTTCACTCTAATACGGAAGAAGCCTCCTCCAGGCGGGATGAGGTTAAGGGAAGGAGCGCCAGACTTGATTGAGAGACGTCCGAAGTTCATGGTGAGTTTACTCTCATCAAGAAGCGAGTATCTTCTATCAGGCCGATCAATGACTTGAAGACCTACTTGAGTATACCTCGAAATAGACGGGAAGACATCTGAGACTACGGTTGCATTATTCCAAAAGGCCGTTACGGCCCCTTCACCCTTCCTGCATCCACTAAGCGTAAACTCTCCTGTCGAGTAGTCCTCTACGCGGTAGACGTCAAGGTCAGCGTTCGAGAGCCAATCCGCTCTAAAGACTTTGAGCTCCTTGATCCCAGCGAAGTAGCCGAGTTCAACATCTCTCTTGACAGTCTTGATATCGTAGCGGTGTACGGAGGTGGTGGTGAATCTCTCTCGAGTAGTGAGTGTAGTAGTCTCTTTGGTAACGTCAGTGTTGTAGGTCGTCACAGTCGAGACGCCGATATTCGACTTCTTTCTCTCGACGTGAGTCTCGGTTGTGTCAACCTGGACGAGATCCTCGCCTGGAATGCGGAGTTGCTGGCCTGGGAAGATCCACCAACCAGGATAACGTCTCGGGAGAAGATTAACGCGGTAGTCACTGTCGATGAGGCTCTGGTTTGCACGGTAGATGTCTTGCCAGTTGACTCCGTAGCGGGAAGCGATCTTGATGAGGTAGTCGCCTCGGACCACGGTGTAGTAACGCGCTTGAGCGACCCACTTCACACCACCCGTAGTGTAGGTTCTCTCACTTTCGGAAGTGCGGTGGGAGGTCGACTTTTGAGCATGACTTCCACGGTAGACTACCGAAGACGCCTTCTCTGTAGTCCAAGAGATCGGATACTTCTTATCGAAGTAGACCGGTGTATTCGAAATCGTCCTCTTACCAACCTCGATTTCGAGGTCATAATTGCTTCTCTTCCGAGTGCGTCCACGGGAAGACGTAGAACTCGAAGATTGGCTCTTCTCAATCGTCGTAGTGTCATTTGAGAGTGACCCATCAGTGTAGGTCTTCGTGTTAGTTGTAGTAGTTGTGTCAATGATTGTAGTGTTTGTGGTCTTATAAGCGGTAGCGATTTCTCGAGCGGTCTTCTTGACGTCGATAGGGAAGGTGGCGTAGGAAGTTTCGATGCCCGGCTCCCAAATCGGGTAGGGCTCCTCGGTGAGGTTAGTGATCTCAAGCTTGAGGAAAGTCATGAGTCTCGGTTGAGGGAAGAAGTACCATCCCTTGTGAAGCACATAGTCAGCCCAAATGGGAGTCCACACAAGTGACGAGAAGAAGGAGGAGTCCATACCACCACGGGGAGTGTCCTCCCTCGCCCAATCGACCGCCAAGACCGCGTTCGTGAGAGAGGTTTCGGGTACTTCTCCGTCCTTCGATTCAATGACGGGTGTCGGGAACCAATACGACTCGGGGTCAGTGGTAAGCGTTTCCCAAGTAGAGCTACTCAACTCTTCGCCGTGTTTGATGATGAAGTAACGGAGAGTCCCCTTAGGGGCTCTCTGCGTAATGTCTCCCCACTTGGTTATTAGTCCTGTGTAGTATGATTTTTCTATAGTCTCTTTACTACCAACTCTAACTCGCATCGTAACGAGGTTATTCTCATTCCTGGAAATGCTCCAGAAAACAGGTTGGTTAAAATCGAGACTAGCACCATAAATCATGATGTTAGAGTTGAGACTAAACGCCCTGCTAGAGGTTAGGGTAAATGAGAGCCCAGGAATAGAGAAGAGTGTCACAGTATCGGTTACCCTACTAACGTCCGTAATAGAGCCCGCAGCCCAAAACTTCTTATTTTTGGGAGGGAACCCGAGTTTCCGAGAGTCGAGAACGACGTTAGCGTCATAGAGACCTGACTCCGTGCGAGTACCTGTCAAAGTCTTAGGTGAGAAAGCTGTTTCGTCTAGTCTAAAAGACCCCGTGGGTTGGAAAGTCGAGTAGTAGAGGTTGAGTTGCTGGCCTGAGTAGACTGGATCAATCCAGAGACGGTCGATTACCTGACTTTTACCCTCTTTGTCTCGACAGTCGACATAGAGTCCTGTCACCGCTTCAGGGGAGGGTTGGGGGGCCGACTTCCAGAAAGTGGTCTCATTGTCGTCTATGGCCTTGTTTGCGTCCCAGTCTTTGACCACATGAGTGACGAAGTTGCCGAGAGAGTCCTTCGTGTCGGGGATTCCACCCGAAGCATCTCGTCTCGTGTAGACTCGTCTCTTGATCTCGATGTTCTTCAACCCCAACTGGACGAGTTCGTCGGGGTTTTCTTCACCCTCAATGCGTCTCACAGCGTGAATCTCGAAGGAGGTGGCGACGATCGGGTAGACTTCTCTCGAGACTTGAATGAAGCCCTCACCTTCACCCACTTGCACCTGGAGTACTACTCCGTTTTTGTCCAGTACGGGGAGTCTCTTCCCACCTCTATTGGTGTAGTAGAAGGTGAGAGTGGAGGAGATGAGTTTCACCTCAAACGAAACCACCCCGATGGAGGACGGAGTGTTGAAGTCGTATTGGAGAATCTCGACTGTTTCGTCACTTCTCTTGCGGAGATGCGAGAGCCAACCTTCGGTTTTCGGTTGTTCTTCCTTCGCATTCTCACTTCTTTGCTTTTCAACGAGCCAATACGGGAGGCCGTCAACGCGTAGTCCGGACATTACTCTCCTCCTCTAAACCATGGAGTGGTAGTTCTAGAGTTTAGTAGTTCTTCGGTGGCTAGAGAGTCGCTAGGCGAGTACTCTTTCTGTGCAACCTCATTCGAGATCGGGAGGCGGTAAGCCGTTTCTCCGAGGAACTCGCCGTTTTGCTCCTCGACTTGAGTCTTGAAGACGTCGAAGAACTCGGATTGCGACGAGTACTTGAACGGGTAAGCTTCGCCGTTCTGGTTTTTGGCGGGTGGAGCAAAGGGAGTCACACCAAACTTGCCGCCGGGATAGTTGTCAGGCGAGTCGGCTTTAGGCACCGGAAGCCACTCCGTCCATTTTTGGATCGGGGCCTCGATCTGGTAACTAGACTCTTTGACCCTCTCCGACGTAGGGGTCTTTTGGCTCTGGTAAGAAATACGCGTAATGCCGGTACCTCCGAGTCGCCCCTGGACTTTCACTTGTCTATAGACGAGCGAGAACTCTTGGGTTGAGTTGAGTGCGGTGGTCGGGGACTCCTTCTTTCGATCTGACGAGAGCCAATTTCGCTGGTCCCAAACCTCCTCCGCCAAGTACTCGGGTTCCGGAATGGAGGCTAGGTCCGGTACGCCTGTGACGAATCTTTGCACTTCGAAGTATGAGTCGGTTGCTCCCATTCCACCGGGAGTGATCTCTTTATGCACCGAGAGGCCCCGAGGGTCTACGGTGACGATGCTATCCTGGGGCTTTACGAGGTCGAGGAAACGTAGGAGCTTCGCGGCCTCTTCGCTACTCAAGTTGACCTTGTGAGGCGTAACGACGACTTCGTTGATGAAGCGTCCCGTTCCGTTTAGAGTCGCTGCCCTACCTAAATCTCCCGAAATTGTGGGGTTCTTCGCATACTTCCACACCTCAAAGATATCGGCCGAGACTCCGAGAATCGCTTCGCATACAAGCCGGAAACCCTCAACCGTACTCGCTACGGTGCAAGCCTCCAGGAACTTCACGGAGCGATTCTTGTACCTCTCATCCTTAACCTTGACCTCATCCCACTGGTCGGACGTCAAGCTATCGGTGGTGGGGTTGAAGCTATACGACTCCTCCGGGAGACGGTTGAGTCGAAAGAGGTTGGAGAAGAGTCCATCAATGTCACGAAACTGCAAACTCTCAACCGAAGCTTGAAGCCTCATGAGAAGGCTTTGGCGATTTAAGTCTCCGGCTCCGGCACTTCCCGAGAGTGCCTCCAGGAAACGGTAGAGGTGGCTTCTCTCACTTCTAGAGTACACATTCTCATCGAAGTGATCCATGAGCTTTTGGGTACCCTTAGGAGGGAAGTAAGGTAAAGGAAGCGTGTTAGACATCACTGCTCTCCGAACGTGTTCGTAGACTTACGCGTGAAGGTGAAGTCGTCGAATCGAGGCAACTCATCGTCTTCAAGCTTGAAGTCGAAAGTGAAGGTCTGGATCGTCGTTTTGTCCCCGAAGAGGCTTTGGACGCCGTAGTTTTGTACGCCATCTGAAGCGCGGGGGATCCTTACGGCGTCTACCCCAACCACTCCGTGAATGCAATGCTCGATGTCGGATAACTGGATCCAATCGCCGAACTGGATCTTAGATGCCCAATCCGTCAAAGCCTTCTTGATGGAGGCGTCGACCGTTCTCGTGTCATATCCGGTCTCGTAGATGATGAAGGCGTTCGCTCTTAGACTCCGGTATTGGGCGGCGTGGACTAAGACGTCGGTCGTGATTTGCCTGTTTTGGTCTAGAAGCGCTCCGGCCAACTCCGGGGTTCTATCGTAGACGTATTCGACGTTGAAGATGCTTCCAGCGAGAGGCGGGTTGAGCCACTCGATTCCGCAGATTTCAAGCGATGAGCCCCTCTCAACCGTCGTAGACACCACAGGGTAGAAGTGGGTTCCAAGCTTGTATTCCTTAGAAGCTACTTCAATCGTCGATGGAAGGGAGAGAATCGGGGCGTGGCCTAGCCTAGAGAAGAGTGAGCCCACCTTCGGATTCGTGTTAGTGCCGAGTCTCACGAAGTTTTTGACGTTGAGAAGGTCGCTTTCACCGGACGTGAACTTCGACGCTTCGTTGACCGAAGTGATGTCGAGTACAGAGACGGGGTCGCGACCCTCTACGAAGACGTCCACCTTGTTCGTAACGTTTTTGGCCGGATCGTTACGCGACTTAGTGGAGACGTACTCGTAGGAGAGGGAGAAAGTCGTGCCGGCCGGGAAGAGTTGCTCACTAATCGCATGAATCACGAGCGGGAGTTTGTACTCAGGGTTGTAGTGGACTCCACGAGTGAGGTGTCCTTCATCCGTCTTGATGTAGTCTCCGAGAGGCCAAATATACTTCGTGTCGATTTGAGGTACCTCAACGCGTTGGTTTTGCATTTGGAGTTGCACTTCACGACGTGAGATGGGGCCTACAACCTTAACCTTCGTCACTTTTTGGAGTTGCTCGATGAGAGCTTCGTAGAAGTCCTCTGTTCCAACAAGCGATCGGAGGAAAGTGTTTCGGAAGCGTGCTCTAAGCTCCGAGTCGGTTTCGGGGTCTACTCCTCCAGTAAACGAGTTAGGGTTGACGAGAGTCCCTACACCAAGAGAGGTCGAGTAGCCTACGACCGTTTTGGCAGGAGTGTTGCCAACCGTACCAACCACGGAGCATTCAACGTGGAGTTCCGTGGTGCTTTCGTTTCGGTTGATGAAGGCAGGGACGGTGACCTGGTAGTTGATTCGAGGCGCTGTGTCCGTTTCGGGGACGAAGACGACGGTTCCCGCCGGGATCACTACCGTGTTCGTGGCGGGAGTCTTAAGCGTGAAGGTGCATACCCCGGACGCTCTCTTACCCTGGAGGCGTCCAAAGCCGAAGAGTCCGACGAGTTGCTCGAGTTCGATTCCTGTCTTGGCGTCAATGTCCCAGGAGGTGGTGGAAACCGCTGTGTCGAGGTAGGCGTTCGAGACTACTTCGGAGACCGCGTCGATGATCTTGCGCTCAGGTGTACCGATTTCGGCCGAGATGGAGGGATCGGTTACCTTCAAGTAGTCTCGGATGTCTTTAGAGACTTGCTCCGGGGTTCTCATTTCGCGCCTGCTTTCACCGTGTTGATTTGACCCGCTCCGTTTCGGAAGACAATGTCGACCTTAAGAGAGTCGTAGTTCGAGTGGGGGTTCACCGAAATGACCTCGGCGAGCACTTCTTCAGGAGAGTAGAGTGAGGGATTTTCTCTCATCCCGAGTTGCTGGACTTTCTGGTAGTTTTGAAGAACTCTCACTACCTCGCTTTTCAGGAAGGCGATCTCCTGCGGTCTCATTGCCTGGCCTACGTACGAGTCCAAAGTCGACCCGTAGTAGGGGTGGAACCGGTCGATGCCGAAGACTTCACGGAGCCAGAGGGAGAGGTCTTGTCTTAGCTTCTCGGTTTTCGACACGAGACTCACTCCGGATGGAGTCACTGTGAGGTCTCCGTCCGTAATTCTCAGCGATCTGGTCATCTCACTCCTTCTTTACTCTTAGAGGTTCTTTGACTGGGATAGTTTTTCTTTTGTAGAACGAGGACTACAAGGAGAACTAGGTCCTCTTATTTAGAAGGACCGTAGGAGGGTTCGTTCTTTAGTCAGCCCCTGAAGTCAACCCATTAATGGAGGTGTCTCCAACCACGGAAGGAGAATTGATGGTTGCCGAAGTCGAGAATCCACTCTCGTAACTAAACGTGTGAGTCACCGCCTGGACGTAGACTTGCACTCCGTACGACTTCACGTAGACTCTCATGCCTGGGTAGAGTTCCGGCATGAAGGTGAACCTCACTCGAGTATTGTATTGCTCCGACCACTTTTGCATGAAGGTTTGAAGCGAGATAAACCACTCGAAAGGTCCACTCTTGACGTTCGGGACATCGTTTCTAAGGGGACGCTTGCCGAAACGCTTCATGAAGACGCTTGGCCAATCCTCGTCCGAGACACCGGGGAGAGGACTTCCCTTGACGACTAGTTCCCTCACGAAGTCATTCTCGAGTGAGATGGTGTTCCCACCGAGAAGGTCACCAGTGCTAATAGACGAGCCGTCTCCGGTTCGAGAGCCGAAAGTGAAGACGTGTGTGGTGATAGGGTCGTCGCTAACGTCGATGCCGAAGTCGAGAATCTCGACGTCTTCCAGGTAGAGTTTCGCCTTAGTCCCGTAGAGTCCAAACGGGTCCGGGAAGAACGCTACGAACTCTCCGTTGGGTCCAGACATGAAGGACCTTAAGGAAGCGGCCGTGAATTGCTTGATCGACTTGAAGAGGGGTTGGTCATTGACGATGGCTTTGTCGCCCTTGAGGGCTAGGGAGAGAGCATCCGCACGGAAGTTTCCGAAACGATGCGAGAAGAGGAGTTCGTTCACTCGGTTCTTAGACCCGCCCTGGGAGGTGGTCCCTCCTCCGGATGTTTGGTCACCCGTAGTAACGTCGTACGCTTTACCCACCTGGTCTTGCGGGTCTAGGAACTTCCCGTTCCACCAAATCTTGAAGGTGAGCTTCTCCGCCTTGCCTAGGATAGTGCCTTGAGGGACGATTTGGTCTTTTTGAACTGAGACCTCCGTGAGTCCGCTATAGGTCATCTTGCTATCGTAGGATTGGACGATAACCTGCTTGTCGGTTACGTTGACCACCTTACCCGACAAAGCCGCTTTGACGCCATCCGAAGACATGCTCGGCGAAGTGATGACGACACCTGTCTTGCCAGCGCCGAACTTGACTTCGATGGTCGGAGTCCCCTCACACGGCCAAATAAGCGTCTCGGAGGAAGTCCCACCGGAAGTCGTAGAGGTCTTGTTGTCTCCTGACGAGCCTCCGGAGGCCATGTACTTGCATACGGCGTTAACATAGTCCCACATCGTGAGGGGGTTGTTGGGGACGTTTTGGTTCCACTTGTTCTTATCATCCGCCCAAGCCGGGTAGATGTGGTGGGCTGCAACCTTTTGCCAATCGCCGTACGTGCCGAAAGCGGCTAAAGCATCGGCTCGAGCTCTCTCATCCTGGACGGTGGGTGGGGCGAGGTAGGCTTCCGAGTAGCCTTTGTAGTTGTTCCACGTAGTGGTGATGTACTGGTATGCACCTGAGGCGTCCGAGTTAGCCATCGAGGTTTTGATCGTATAGTTTCCGTTCGATTCTCTCTCACGGAGACCTTTCAAGAAGAGGTCAACATCGGCCGAGGATCCGGTCACGGTTCCTTGATCTGACCCGACACTACCCTTGACTCCGAGAAGTTTGAAGACCTGCTCCATGAGTTCTTCTTGGGAGTAGTCTTCGGCGTACTCGGTGGCGAGTTTCGTGAGTCTCTCCGGGATCTCCGAGATGAGAATCTCGGGTTGACTCCACCCTGCGACGTCTACTAGAAGACGCTGGAGGATACCCGCCGCACCCTTGTCGACTTCATCATTGTCGGGTTTGAGGAGGTTGAGTGAAGCCGGGAGGCCAGGATCCCAGTAGGTGTTGAGAAGACGCTTGAGAGAGCACTGGAAGTCGATCGTACAAGTCGACGGGTAGAGTGAGACAAGCGGGACTTTGGTGACGTATCCGGTGAGGACACGATACCACGAGCTATTCTTCTTGAGAGAGACGGTGATGCGGTCCATTCTCTCGATTTGGTAGCCGCCTCCAGTGTAGCGCCCTCTCCGGTTGTTGAGTACGATGGACCCGTGAGAGACCGAGTCTATAGAGCGCGATACGGAGCCGGAGATGACGTCACTCGAGATGTCAAGCTCTTCTCCGGGGTGTTGTCTCGGCTGGACAATGACTTGTACCTCAGGTGCGTAGACTAGTGTTTTCTCAGACATTACTCCCAGTCCTTCAAGTAGGCCGGCGGTTTCTCAGGCGGGTTATTTTCTAGGGCTTTGTCTTTACTTGACGACTTCTTGGAAGCGTCTTTTTGCCTCAACCGGTCGATGTTGACTTTGCCTCCAGTGACTTTATCCCACGAAGTACCCCAAGAAGACGTGTAGGTTCTTCCCATGAGGAGGTCAGAGGCGAGAGACATAGTGACCGTGATAGTTGGGAAGAAGTTCCCAGTCGTCAATCCAGCGGGAATATCAGGGATGTAGCCCAAGTAATCCATCCCAAGTTCCGGGTAGGTGAATCTCACCAGGGGGTCGACTCGAGCCGCGGAGAGAAGATGACTCCCCCGGAAGAAGTCCGCTAAAGAGACTTGCTCTTCATAGCCTCTCATCTGGAGTTTGAGGGAGAGTGAGCCTTGACGAGCCCTAACCGGGTAGTTTTGCCTTGAGTCTCTCAACTGTGAGCCGAGAAGTTGGGTTCCGAGAGTGGTCGAATACCCTACGACTACTACCGAGATCGATTGTCCGGCGCAAGAGAAGTATGCCTTACTCATTGAAACCTACGATATCAGGGAGTTGGAGGTCCTCTGTGCCTTTATCGGGGAGGGGATAGAGGCCCTCTTTGACCGAGAAGGCGAATCCACCTGCGGAGTAGTCTTCCTTCACAGGGAGCTTCACGGGAGCAGAGACGGGGAAACTTGGGTTAAGCATTACATTCTCCCTACGTAAGGCATCATGTTCGAGAAATAGACGGGTACTTCTTTGACCACATCGCCGGGGACAGGTGCGTGGACCATTCGCCCGTTACCCGTGTAGATCGCGACGTGGTAGACTCCACCTGAGTTGCCCCAGAAGAGGAGGTCACCAGGTTGGGCTTGGCTATAGGGGATCTTAGCCGACGTAGTCGCCTGGTATTGCTGGGCGGCCGTTCGAGGGAGAGTTTTGCCTTGAGACCGGTAAGATGCTTGAGTGAGTCCGGAGCAATCATATCCCGCTGAGGATTCACCGCCCCAAACGTACGGTGTTCCGATGGCGTTTCTTGCGAACTCGATGATGCTTGCCGCCGAACCCGTTGCGGTAGCCGAACCCCCGGATGCTCCGTTGTTAGCACTCTCATCGTATTCGTAGTGGAGTGCTTCGTCGGCGTGTTCCTTGTTGTAGTCCGTTTCAGGACTCGAGTAGTTTTCGGCGACGTACCCGACTCCGTCCTGGATCTTCGTCAACGCTTCGGTTTTGAGTTCGCTGAGAACTGGGGTGAGATCTTCGTCTTCGGCAACTGCGAAAGTCAAAGAGACAGGGAAGGTCACATTCTCGAGGCTATCGGAGATGTTGAGGCTTTGAACGTAGACCGAGAAGCTCCAATTCCTCTTCGAGTAGAAAAGACGTGCCGTTCTCTTCTCTTCGAGGTCGTCGGTTTGCCAGGCAATGAGGTCTCTCACGAAGCGGATGAAGCGGTGAAACTCACTCCGTGACCTCAAGTGGGTTTGAAGCGTTAGGCCAGTGATGGAGATGCCTAAGAGTTGGACTACTCTTCCACCCAGGGTATCTTGAGAAGTCGTCTTCTGCGAATACCTCCAGGTGAAAGAGTCGGGGTCAAACGGGAAAGTGAACCCGCCTGGTCCTCCGGGTGCCGAAAGTGTCGTGGTCATTAGTCACCCCTCTTCGACTTCGGATCGTTGGAGGGAGAGTTCCCTTCACGAGTTCTCTTCTCGTCCGGAGTACCACCCTCGGGGTCGTTGATCGAGAACCAGCGTCTCGCTTCGGGAGAGAGCGTAATTTCGGCGGAGGCCTTCCCAGAAGTTCCACTAATGAGGTCCTGAGGAGACACGCCGTTCTTAGCCGAGTTCACTATCTGTGCAAGACCCAGACCTGTGTTGTAGTTGACTTCACCTGTAGCGGTCTTGACGCCCCAAGTCATCTTGTTGGCTTCATCCGCTGTGTCGAGGTCGTCCATCCAGGCGTGTTCTTCGTGGTAGTTTTGTGCCTTCGTGAGAGCGGCATCGGTACCTGACGCCCCAATTCTTTGCTCTTCCTTCAAAGCATCGTAGTACTCTTGGAGCGTGTGTTCGTTGCCTTGAGAATCTTTCCATACGACTTGGCTTAGGCTTCCGGAATCGTATGCCGCTCCGAGGATGGCACCAGTTTCGTCACCTTCCATACCCCAATTGGTCACTACGTCATTGTCCGTACCGAGTATGTTGTACCATGAATCGGTGTCGGTGTGGATCTTGAGGCCTTGTCCGGCAATCGCTCCACCCGACTTACTCTTATCCATGTCCTTAGCATCGACCGCTTGAGCTTTGTTTCTCGAGGTGATCTCGTCCATACCAACGGCTTGTTTGGTCTTCTCGGGGTCAGTGAAGGTGTTGTAGAAGTCCTGGAACTCCTGGAAAGACATGTTTTTGACCGCCGGAATCGCCGATTTGGCGATCTCGTAGGTCTCATGCGGGTTAGAGCCCTCCATAGACTTGAGGTACTCGCCGACCGCAGTGAAATACTCGGGGACGAACTCCTCGGAGGAAAGCTCGGTGACCTGCGAGACGTCGATCCCTCTACGTGCCGCGATTTGGCTATAGATCATGGAAGTGTAAGGGTCGTCTCCACCGATTGAGAGGAGAGTGTTGGAGAACTTAGTCCTCTTCTCCTCCGAAACCTCGGCCCCTCCAAGCATATTCCCCGAAGCCTCCATGAGAGCGGAGGTAGCATCGGCGTTCAAACCTACTTTACCAGCGGTTTCGGCGGCGGATTGTGCACGGGAGAGTGCGGCTTCCTGGTCACCTTCTCTCTCTCCTACATCCGCTCTAATGTTCTTCATCGTAGCACTCAAGTTTTCGATAGACATCGAGCCCTCGCTGACCGAAGCTTTCATGAGTTGCATCGACTTGCTAACCGAAACATTCATGTCACGAAGATTCTCGGTCAAGAAGTCGGTGATTTTGTCGTAGTTGTCGCCTTTGGCACCCGTGTTGAGTCCAGCCATGACGAGTTGACGTGCCTGCTCGGTGCTAATCCAGGGGTCAAGTGCTAAGGCCTTGATTTCGGCGTCTTGCTGGACTTTGAAGAGAGCCGCGTCCCCACCCGAGAGACCTCTCTTTTGGCCTTCCTTCTGATAGTCGGCGTATGTGTTGACGCCCTCATAGATTCCACCGATAACAGCGGTTGCTCCAGCGATCCAGGGACCAGCGGCCGCAAGGCCTGAGCCGAGTTCGCCGAGGAAACCACCCGACTTTGAGAGAACATTCGCTAACCCGTCCACCCCTCTACCTCTCAAAGCCGCTTGGCCAGCGTTCTTGAGTTTGCCTAAGTCGCTGAATTCTAGGCCTCCTAGTAGACCTCCGGATTCGGACTCGGGTTCAGGAGAGGGTGTAGGTCTACTAGGCTCTTCTGGAGGAGTAGGAAGGGTATCGGTTGTTACAGGGGGCTTAGAAGGAGGCTCAATCGAAGAAGTACTAGTCTCAGGTAAAGCCCTCTCCCGCTGGTTGATGATCTCGTATTCGAGGTCTCTTCTCTTCTCGAGTTGCTCGTTGTACTTCTCGACTCCCTCATTGAGGAGAGTTTGGTACTTGGCGAGGTCTTTTTGGTTGTCGAGAGTCTTCTCGAGTTTTTGAGCGACTTCACCGTAGAAGTTCGAGATGGGGTTGAGGACATCTTTCCACTCAGTGGAGTAGCGGGAGAGGATGCTAAACTTGTCCGAAAGCTCCTGGACTTCGGTTTGAATAACGCGGAGTTCCTCCTTCGAATCGTCCGCTCCGAACTCGAGACGCGCCAGGACGCTTACTTCATCATTCTCAAAAATACTCACTAGGTCCACTCCTCTAACTGCGGGTCTCTAAGTTCTACTTCTCCGAAACTCGAGAGTAGCTCGTCTAAGTCTTGAAGTTCGTCTTTCGAAATCTCCAGAGAGGCATCCTCCGGGTCCGTTTCTTTACCTTCTTCGGGGAAGGCTTTGAAGAAAAGTTCGGGGTTCTGGAAATACGCCTGGAACTTCAAGGAGTTCAACTCTCGCTTGTAGTTGGTGTAGTCCTCCATGTGGAGAAGGTAGGAGAGCGCCCAGACCTGAATCTTGTCTATGTCGCCTTGAAGGTTCCCAGACTCCTTGCTTAGACGAAGAAAAGACTCAAGTCTAGGCTCTAGTCTTTTCCCGAGGTGAGTTTCTGGAGAAGTTTGTCGGTGTCTTCCTCGAGTTCACGGAACCCCTCGTAGATCTTGTTGACGAAGAGAGGGTAGAACTTCCCGACCTTCTCGAACTTCTTGGGGAGAGTTGCTTTCTCCTCAAGGGAGAAGGGCGTGTAGAGAGGCTCACCGTCAATGGTGACGATGGATGCGGCGAGAACCGCGGTCTTGAAGGCCTTCGAGAACCCTCGAGTATCCTCCCACTCCTTGATGAGCGAGATGACTTCGAGTTCCTCACGAACCGAGATGGTGCGGAGAAGAATGGAGTGGCC